TGTTGTATTGTCGAGCGTAAACTCGCGCACCACATATGCCCCACTATTTGTTAAACCTCCGATTCTAAAAAGCACCCTAACCTTATCTACATGCTCTCCTATCGAAAGGTCTTTAACGTCTCCATCGACTATGAATTCGTCCAACGACGCACTGAGCAGTCTCGCGCGGGGTGGATTGCTCAATGTATAGGCTTCTTCAGTAAACCCATCCCAAGATGTCCCTTCAATGATTCTTCGTGTTTTCATATCAGTTCCTCCGATATTTAAGATAACAGTGGTCGGGGTGACAGGATTCGAACCTGCGACATCGTGGTCCCAAACCACGCGCTCTACCAAGCTGAGCCACACCCCGAAATATAGAACGCCTTCTAGAGGTTTAAGCTCTAAAGATACCTCATAACTTTAAAAGCCCTGGATTGTTCCAGCGTTCTACTGGTGGAGTCGGCGGGTACCGCCCCCGCGTCCGACAACCTCCATTTGTTGGTCTAGCTGCCGTCGAATCTTTTCACAACCCCTTACATATGTACTATACAAGTTTTCTTCCTCTTTCAAAGCCCGCAGGAAAATTTCCCATAGAATCACTCCACAACTTATTAGAAGTGCCGTCAGTAATCCAATATTTCCCATACATACCATTCCTGCTACCCGAATGAGACTCTGACATCTTCTTCCTCGATTCTTCGGAAAACACAAAACCAGTAGTCCCTCTTGTCCTTATTTTGTTCCCGTCCTTATCACAAAAACAGCGAGAACGTTCCTCATCAGTCATCTCCCTTGCCTTCTTTTGATTAGCCTCTTTTAACCTCTGCAAAATCCGCTTCCTATATTCTGGGTCATTTTTCATTCTCAAATTGTGAGCAGAAAACGCCTTGCCGCCACCTTTGCCACTCCTGTTAATAACATCCCAAGAACCTCCACCATCATGCATATTCGTGCAATTTGGAAACTTCTTACCCTCAGCAATAAAATGTATTTCAAGAGCATTCAGCTCCTCTTCTGAGTATGCCCACGCGAGAATATCTCTTCTCAAACCAGCAGTGCCGTGCTTCTCAATATAATCAAAAACAAACTTGCCCGAACCAAAGTAAGATTCCACAACTATTGAACTTTTCTTTCTGCCTATATAAAACCGCTCGCCGTAAGTTTTTGAGGGAATATATGTCTTATAAATATATCCATAACGCTCCATAGTTAACATAACCATAGAGCGTCATAGAATTGAACTATTGGTGGAGTGAGCTGGACTTTAACCAACAACAGTCTCGCGCAATCGCGGCGACTATTTTCACCGTTAAACTATCACCCCATAAATACGATGCCGCCAGCGTTTATCGGCTTACGTAGCCTCTCCACTATAAGAGGTCGTAGCTGGCTAAGGGTTATTTGCCTTGCTTTCGCCGACATCGTTTGGTAGGCGTGTGCGGGATTACCACGCCCTCGGAACGGATAACTGCGACATCCCCGTCCCCATACGTCCGCTCCCGTCCAGCGAACGATAACACGAGCTCAATCGCTCGTCATTATCATTATACAGAATTTAGACCTCACCTCGAGAAACTGCCAACAAAAATTTGAAAGTCTTTTCATCCATTGCGTAGTAGTTTTGCCCATCCCCGAAAGAGAAACAGACAGCCGCATACGATTTGAGCATCTGCGCTCTTTCCTCTTCCACCTTATCAAACCACTCTTTATGTATGGTCATGGACTCGTGAGGGGTAACCTTTGTCTTGCACTCAATCACCCACTCATCTACTAAAACATCATATTTATTAAAGTTTCCGCCTCCGCTTTGAATATCATTTGTACCGCCCAACGACTTGGCAACAGCCTTCTCTTGTAACTTTGAATAAAAACGTGTCGGTCTGTTTTCCTTTTCAATCTTCATCGTGCCTCACTCTCCACTTACCCTTACAATCTTCACATCGTTCTTGCCAACGCCCATTACGTCCCTTGTGAGCAGTAAAGGTCTTCCCACATATTATACAAGAATCTTCGCGCACCCAGACCGAACCACGTCCGAACTTCTCACGCTTTTCTTCGGGTGTCATTCTCGCATAAGTCGCTCGCATCTTTTCAATCCCCAATCTCCTGCCCTCTTCGGCACTCAAGCCGCTCTGACGAGCCTGTACCACACCAGAGCGTCCTGGACGAGTAGCCCACCACCTTCGAACACCATCAGATATTTTAGCACGTGCTTCGGCTGAAACAACGCGACCAGAATTAGCATCGCTTATCTTTTTATTGATAGCCGCACGCTCCTCATCCGACATCCTCTTGTGCTGCTCTATCGCTGCCATCCTCAATCGCTCGCGTACTTCTGGAGTCCTCGACCGTCTTGCTGATTCAGACATACGTGCACGAACTTCATCCGACACAACACGACCACGCAAACCATTGCTTATCTTCATCTTTGCCACATCCGAATGATGATTATTAAATCCATCAAATGCAGTCAAAGTATTATATCCAAACTCTGGCAAGTAAGACCTAAACACGTGATGCCACTCGAACTCTTTTTGCCGCAACTCTTGAACAGAACACTCCTCCAACAACTCAAAAACAAAACAGCCAGAGCCAAACTCCTTCCATTCTTCCCTTAAATGAACGTTGGGATGCGTCCCCAGCATTAAGTTGCTGACGTGACCATCCCAACGATGTAAAATATCTTTTGACTTCCCAATGTAAACCCGACCGTTAATTACATTCCAGATTCTATAAATTCCAACCATAAGTACAATAACAACGTCACGACTTCTGCCAGAACTCCATAACTTCGGGCTCGCACCAGATTTTTGCACGACCGACCTCAGAGCCGACCTCCGACATCACATCCGCCATATACTGCCCGCCTTCTTCCGCGAACTCTTCTGGGAACTCTGCAATAAGCTCGTCGTGAACCTGTAACAGAATCTGACCGTGATATTTCTCACGGAATATGGGGTCGCGGAACAAAGCAATCATACACACCTTCGTCTGGTCCGCCGCCGACCCCTGGCAGTACTGGTTACAGGTCTGGCGCAATTCGTCCGTCTGATTCCAACGGTTGTCGTAAACCTCGATTCCCTCCGCCCTTGCCTCGTCCAGACACGCGCGAATCTGGTTGTAATATTTCAACTTGTTCAGCGTGTCAGCCACCTCGGGGTGTTCGGGGCAATCGAACGCAGGTCCGCCGAGATACTTAAAATACCTACGCCGACCGAGAACCGTCTCCATATACCCATACTTCGTGCCGAACTCCGCACAGTCTTCCTGGAACTTCTTGACGTAGGGGAATCCTGCGTAGAACTTTTCGAGGATTCTGTCGCATTCCTCGACCGTGTAAACGTGGTCGGACGAATCGTTATTAAGGGATTCAGCCAGCGATTTGGAACCCATGCCGTAGGTCACGCCGAGAACGATGGACTTGCATCTGTTTCTCAGGTGCTTGTACTTTCCCTTCTTGGTACATTCTTCGTACTGCTTGTCCCAGATGATGGATGCCATCAGCGCGTAATAATCCTTGTGATGTTCCGCGCCGTCGAGCATGGCTGGGTCTTGCGAGCCGCCCGCCAGAATCGCCTGTTCCTGCTGCGAGAAGTCGCACGACACCAACTTGTGACCTGGACGAGCCACGAACCCGCGTCGGAACCTGTTGTCCTTCGGCTGGTTTTGCAGATTCGGTCCAGACGAGCTGAAACGACCTGTATCAGCCCCGATGGTGTGATACGTCGTATGCACGATGGGTATTCCGTTTTCGTCGTCAATGGCGAAACCTGGTATCGCTTCCGTATACGTCGAAATAGATTTGGTCAGTTTGCGAATCTCAAGAATGAGTTTCGGAATAGGGTGGTGCATCTTCGCGAGGAATTCCTCGCCCGTCTGCCGCTTCTTCGACACGTCTGGCAAGCGCAAGCGGTCGAACAGAACCTCGCCCACCTGCTTGGGCGAGTTCGGATTAAAGCCTGGGAAGTCGCGCTGAATCTCAGCCAACTTCGCATCAACCTCGCTCCGCAGAGCCGCAGTGAACTGTGCATAGTATTCGCGGTCGATGGCGATGCCTTTCATCTCCATATCCATGACCACTTCGATAAGCGGCAGTTCCACATTCTTCATCAGTTTGTAAATGCGAGGAAAGTGCTCACGCATTTTCTTCTCCTGATACTTTCCGAGAATGTAGTGCTTGATTGCGTCCACGCCGCCGTAGATACCCACGACAGCGGGGTCGTATTTCGAGAACTTCTGCTTGAATAAAGACTTGTAGTCGTAGAATTCCTCGTCGGGGTCGATGTATTTTATGTACTGCGGTTTCAGCGCGGCGAGGTCTCTGTTGTCCAACAGCCGCGCCCCGATTTCAGCGTCCCAGCACATCGGGATGTCAAACCCAGCCGCCGACGTCGCGTACTTGTGACCACGCGCCTCCACCTCAGCTGGGTCGCGCAAAAACTCATATTTCTTGCCCGCCCAGATTTTCATCTGCGAACGGTCAAACTTCGTGTTCATTCCCCAGTACTTCCGACCGCCGCCCGTCAGTATTTCCTTGAGCCTGTCAAGGTCACCCGTATAGTTCTGCCCTTTCTCGTGGAACAGCGGAACATAAATACAGTCCTTGTCATTGCCAATCGAAAACCCGACCAGATTGTCGAACCATACGCTGTCTTTGCCGTTCGTCTCGGTGTCGAAACCGAGTTCGGGTCGCGCCGCCATATACTCAATGAGCTCTTCCTCGGTCGTTACCAGCTGGTAACGCTTCTCATATTTGGCGAACAGCTGCTTGATGCGCTGCGCCACCTCAATAGAGTCATCTGGAATTGCTTTTGCCTTCGGCGTCTTGACCGCTTTTGGCGCGGCTGTGACCCCCAAATCTGTGGTCACAGAGAACAGCTGCCCCGTCTTTTTTGGTTCGGCTGTCCCCGACTTCTCAGCCTTCTTCGTCGGCTGAACTGGATTCTTTATAAGCATTCGATACCTCCCGCTAACTTCGTTACAGTATCCTTATACCCAAATTTCTTTATATCGTTGATGACACCGCGATGCCAGACCAGCGTCTCCATCACTTCTTTGGACACAGGAACCGTAATATCACCGCCGCCATTGTCAAAATGCTCGGTGATAAACTTCGCTTTCTCTTCCCCAAAGATAGCGACCAGAGCCATGCCGAAACAACGGTACGCTGGCTCTCCGCCGTCCACACCGTTGCGCACCCGACAACCCCTCTTCATGAATCCGTTGTCAAGTATCAACTTTCCATTGTTATTAAGACAGAACGGCATAATGGTGCATACGAATGATTTCAGTTTTGTTCCGTAGAACTTGCAATGACCGTTTGGTAACGCCAGTGGACAGCGTTTGCCGCGAATTGCCAGCACCCGACCATACACAGGCAGAGATGGGTCAGCCGCTTTTAAGTCCGCCGCTTCGCGCTCTGTGAGCAGAACGACAGACGGTCCTGAACAGCACGCGCCATGACACACCCCTGCCGAGTATTCCGTCGAGCATAAAAACCGCTGGCGTGCAAACGCCGCGCTTATACTTACTTTGCATTCGTCAACATTAAACAGCCCCATCGTCCGCCTCGTTCTCCTCTTCCACAGGGATTGCCTTGTAGAACTCCATCAGGTCACACCCGAAAACCTGCGCAAGGTTGTACAGGTTTACGAAAGTCGGAGTAGACATCCCGTGTACCCAATAGGAAATCCTCGACTGGGTGACTCCAATCTCACGCGACAAAACGCCCTGAGAGCCGCCCCACGCTTTGAACAACCTGTTAAAGTTGTATACGAAAAGCGGAAGTGCCGTTTCGTTTGTCAAAATGTTTTCCATGATATCTCCTTCCATATGTTTAGTGTAGCAGTCGCACCCCGAAAATCGAGATGCGACTGACCACAAAATTAAATTGTCGCATCAGCCCACAGAGTGGGGATTGAGGCTAACGCCTCAATCCCATCCCCGTCATACGCGCCACGATTTGGTAAGCCGCCGCCAGAATCGTCATGCCGTAAGCCACGCGCTCGAACTGGTACTCCTCGTTGCCAGTGTTGCGGCTGCTTTCCTTATGCGTGTCATAATCGCTTGCCGCGAGGATTGCACCGTACGCCGTGCCTCTGAACCTTGCGATGTCTTCCTCTTCGTACGCCGCAGTAAGGTCGGTGATGATGCTCTGCTGACCGCGCGTAATCTTTTCCTCTTCGCCCTCGTTCGGAACCTCGATGCCCGCGAGCTCCTTCGTCAGAGCCTTGAACTGCTCGTCGCTGAAAGGCTGTTTCGCCAACAACTCAGCACGCGCACGCAACGCCTCGATGTATTGGTTGTTCTGCATAATGAGCTGCTTCGCGATGTCCAAGCGGTCTTTGACGTGCTTCGTGTGCGAGATGCGCAGTTTGACGATTCCGTTCTCATGTCCAGGTATCGGAATCATAAGTCCGTTTTCACAGACCAGCCGCATCGGGGTGAACATCGCGTTGATGCTTCCGCCACCGTCATGGCTGTTCGTGAACAGGATTGTCGGATACACTTCGTCTCCGCAGATGTCAACGGACGGAGCTTCGCCGACCATGAACACGCGCTCACCCTTGTTGTATGTACCCGCCTTCGTAAATGTGATACCCTCGCCCAGACAGTCGTCGATGAAATCGAAACCGTCTCTGTTCTGAACGACTTCGTAGCCGCCCTTTACGATGCCCAGCACCTGCTCGGTATCCGTGCGCACCGTTGCGAACTTGTTGGTGATTTTCTTCTCGCCCGCGAGGAAAATCGGTCTCTTTTCAACCGTCCAGTCAAGTCCCGCTTTCGCGATAACTTCGTCGACCGAACTGCACCCTACGACTTCCGCGCCCATCTTTGCGTAATAAGGTTTACGCTCACTTGCCATCTGCTTCATTTGAAAAATCCTCCGTTGTTTTATTTATGTTCAAGCCGAAAAGCTCTAACACACCAAAATTACTCGTTAACTACTGTTACAAAACTGTCCACATAGCCCTGCAAGATTTCGAGTGCGTTTCCGATGACCGCGTTCTTTTCACGGATGATGTACTCGGGAACGTGACGCTCGCGCTTCGCGTTTCTTTCAAGAGCCGTTTTCAAGCTCACTTTCACATAGCACAGCTCGACCCAGAAACCATACTCTTGCGCTTCCTTGATGATTCCGACAACGCGCTCCGCGTTCGTAGCCGTCGTATCATAAATAAAGTCTTCATCACCGCAAATCGCTTTCGTAAGCTCAATGCGCTCGAGTCGCTTGCTTTCTTCGTGAACCGCCGCAGGATTCAAAGGGTCGTATCCCTTGCACAACTTTTTCAACTCGTCGCAATCTATGGTTTTCAGACCTGCGTAACGTGCACGCGCTACCGTGCTTTTGCCCGCCCCGCTCAAACCTGCCATGATAACCATCTTTTTCATAAGAAACCTCCAAACCTTGATTACGTGTTTACTATACCACATTTTAATTGAGATTGCAAGCGTTTAACCAAAATTTTATTTTAATTAAAATTAATTTTCAATTTAAAAGCACGACCGAAGTCGTGCCTTCATCAATAAACTGATGTTTCGTCCTTGTCTGTTCGAATGATGTCAAGCCAGATAGGGAAACGGAGCGAACGCGAACCGTCCTTGTCGTACGATACCTCGAAACACTTCAGCTCGACAATCTTGCCGATGAGCAGTTCGGGGTGCGCCCAGTACTTGTCACGCTGCTCGAACGTGAACCCAGAGCCGCATTTGGACGTATATGTCTTGCCGTCGATGTCGAACTCAACGTGGATACCGCCGAGAGTGCCGACCAGAGCTCCGATGCCTTCGAACACTCCCGTCACCCGCGCATCGACCGTCTTGAACTTCTTGACTTTGAGCAGGTCTCTCGTGCGCTTCGCCTGGTAAGGCGCGTCAGCCACATTAAGCATCAAGCCCTCCCAGCCGTTCTCCTGAGCGATAGCCGCCCACTCATTAATCTTCGATTGGTCGCTCCCCTCGTACAGGATGTCAACATTTGTAACCCACGACAGCTCACCATCCGCCGCAATACTCGCACTGAGTTTATGCTTACGCTCAATGCAAGTCTCCGCCGAGTATCCGTCAAGGAAGTCGCTTATCGGTAAACGGTCAAATACATGATAGACCAGCCCCGACTTAACGCCCTTGCTGTTTGCACTCGATACTGTAGCCCTGAACACATCTCCAGATGCGCCGTCTGCCTTGGCAATCAGCTCTCCGTCATATGCAACTCCGCGCTCTGCTATTGAAAGCAAGTCCGCCGCGACATCGGGAACCTCGCCGTAGTCCTGACCGTTGCGAGTAAAGAACTGCACCTCTCCGTTGTCGTGGACGAACACCACACAGCGAACCCCGTCCAACTTTTGCGTAACGATGAACTCCTTGCCGTCGAGGTGCTTCGGATTGTCGGCGAACGACTCCGCCAGCATTACTGCGAATACCTTAATAAAGCCCTTGCCGTAAATCTTGTTCACCGTTGACGTATCAACGCCGAATTTGAGCGATTTGGTGAACAACTGCAACAGCCAATCTCTATGCTCTGGAAAGCCGTTTGCATAATGGGAAACCACCGCAACGTCCTCCATTCTGCCTGTGTTATGCTTACGCAAATAGTTTAGAACTCCAACCAAGTCGAATGAACGCTCTTGCCGAATATTTCCATACTTTTCGATTTTGTTCATCGAAATTCCTGTCACGACCATCGGGTCGAGTAAGAACTTGAGAACCTCAGTCCAAAGCTCGTTGTCCTTGTTCGCTTCGAGTATCGCCGCCTTTTCATTTCGGCTCGACGTCGCTTGCAGTTGCTCAATTATTTCCTTGATTCTTTCCATTTTAACTCCTTAAAATTGTTTCGTTAATAATTGCCCGCAACTCGGAAACAGAAATCTCTCTATTTCCAACCGCAAGCATCCTTCGATTAAAAAGTTCCTTGTTTTTGAAGTCAATATTATAGCCGTCAAGCAAATAATCTCGTATCAACTCCATCGGAATAAAACCGTTGCCTCCCTTCATTTTTATCAACACGCATGCACTCCAAAACGCGCATAGCTCCGAAACCCAATGCTGAACCGCCGAGGACTTCGGGTCATCCGCAATCTTTTTAAGATGCGCCGCCCACTTATACCCAAAACTTGAAACCCTATCTATTGCCGACCTACGATTAAATGCAAAATCCTTAAACGACACCGCACCACGACAATCAGTCACCATTGTAGCCTCGACAACCATTCCACGATTATTCACGCTTGTAAGTCTAACCCTCTTTTCTTCCATAATAACTCCTTCAAAGTCGTCATTCATATATACAATCCACGAAAGCCTAATTTACGCGCCGAACCGCCACCAGACGGTCAGCCCCGTAACGGCATCGGGGGTAAAGTTTACCCCCGCTTTCGATGTCCACGAATACAGTCTTGCCGCTCTTGTGATGTTCCACCGCCTTCACCGTCTGGGTTTCTCCGTAGTTGCAAATCATCACGTCCCCAGCCACCAGCTCGGCGGCGCGTATTGCGTTCCGCGCCCCGATTCCTTGCAAATGCAGTGTCATACGCTCATCGCCTCCTTGACCTCAGCCAGCTCCTTCGAGTACATCGCCACCACGTTGTCGTAGTTCTTTTGCGCCCGCTCCTCGCTCATCATTCCGATATTAATAAACATCTTGCGGTCGAAGTCCGCCATATCGATGTGTCCCTCAATCGCCGACACCCGCTCCGCAAGTGAGATTTCTCTCACTTGCGTCAACGGATAGCCGCACCCGCACGCCTTCGCAATTGCGTCCTCTCTCGAGTCCGCACGCACGTCCTCAACGTGCGTGGTGCTTGTCATATTGTCTTTATACGCCAGACGGAAGTATCTCATTATCTCACCTCCGAAAAGCAGTGCGTTGCCGAGTAGTTGTCCGAACCATCGTCATAGGTCACCGTCTGATTGTCGCACACCTCGGTGTTGCGGGTTACGCGAAAGAACTTCTCGACCAACCATCTTGCGCGACCGTGGTCGTGCTTCCAATCGCCGTGCTCGATTTCAACGACAACATCGCCATCATCGAGGTATGCGCCGCAGTGCATATCGTTCGCTTGCAGGTATTTGGAAACCTGCACGTCCAGCGGCTCGTCCGTTGCGCGGAGCAGATTAAGAGATGCCATATGGGATACTTTCTTGCCGTAGAACGCCGCGTCCTCTTCGTTGTAGTACTTCGTGGTCACCGACGTGTACACATTGTCGAACACCTCGATGTCACAGGGGATTCCCAACTGATGGCAGGTGTCGCGGAAACGATAGTCATCATCCTTGTTGCGAATGACCGCCGCGAACTCGTACCCTCTCCAATTCATATGATGCGTCGATGCCTTACCAGCGTTCTTGCTGTTGTCGTAGTTGCCGACAGGAACGCCGCAGAAACGGCTGCCGAACTCGTCAGACGTAACCGTGCCGTCAAGTATCGTATACACGTTGTCGATGTCGTACTCGACATATTCGTTCTTCTCGGAGTTGTACTCTTTGCGTGTCGTTGCCAACAAGGGAAAGCGACCGCCCTTCTTCACCGCGATATTCTCATACCACGCCGCGCACTCATAACCTCTGTCACAGTGCTCGAAATCCTCTTTTGCTACAAGCCAGCCGATGTGATGAACCATTCCGCTCATCGGTGACTTCGTGCACCATCTGCTGCCCGAATAAGACTCGGTGGTCATCTCGACCATTTCGCCGTCTTCCAGCTCGACCGTATATTTACCATCGGCATAACCGCGATACGTGCCGAACTCCATCTTGCCGTACTCAGTCCTTCTGAACCCGATTTTGTCGTTAACCTTAATCATAATGTGTTTCTCCTTTGAGGTCTGCGGGCATCCCCGCCTCCAACCTTGAGACTATTATAGCACATTTTAGTTAAGATTGCAAGCGTTTACGCAAAAAATATTTTAATTAAAATTATTTTATTTCAAAAGAAAACCGCCCCGAAAGGCGGCTTATCTTTATTAGAGTTGCAGGGTGGATATTCGGTCGGTCTTCGTCACCGTCCACGTCTTGTCCACAGGCAGGTACACATCGTCGTGGTGAGAGATAAAGAACGTCGAACTCAGTTCCAGACCAGACACCAACTCGATGAGTTGCTGCGCCGTTGCCTTGTCGCAGTTGTCGAGAATCTCGTCAAAGAACATAATGTTGGTTGTGAACCCGACCAAGTCCTCGAGCGTCTTTTTGAGCGCGAGAGTGATACACATCTTTACCACCTGACTCTCACCGCCAGACAGCACGCCGAAGTCACGCCCTCGATACGAAATCGAGATATTGTTGCCGTCGTCCTTGAAATCGATTTCCGTCGTGTCCAGCATCTTCTTGCAATACGACTTCGCATACGCGTCCAGCCGCTTGATAATGCTCGACAGTAAGATGGTTCTGAAGTCGCGGGTTGCGAACGAAATGACCTGGTTCAAGGTCGACAGTCTCGCCTGTTTCTTTTCAAGCTCTTCCGTCAGTTTCGACTTGCTCTCTTCCGCCGCCGCGATTTCTCCCTCAGCCCTCTTGATGTCGTCCAGACACCCAGAGCGCACCGAATCCACCTCACCCAGCTGCACCTGCAAGCTCAATTCCTTCGACTTTGCCTCGCGCACTTCTGCCTCGCCGTTCGAAATCGTCGTCTTGCAAATAGACATCTTGGATGTGATTTCCGCTACACGAGATATGCACTCTCCGATGCTTTCTCTCAGCCCCTCAATCTCGTCGTTGGTCTGATTTTCCTGCTTGAATTTTTGGATATTTTCATCCAACGGCTTCAACGACTCAGCCAGAGCCGCGCCAGATTCCTGGAGTGCATTCAGCTCAGCGACCAACGAACCGAGTTCCTCCTCTTGCGCCGTGGTATCGATTGTGTGGGCGTCTGGTAAAGGCTGCTTACACGTCGGGCAGTGTGTCGGCGCGTTCTTCAGCTCTTGTATGTGGTTCTGCAGTTTCGAAATCTCCGCTTTCTTTGCCGCGAATTGTCCCCGCACTTCTGTCAGTTGCTTGTCCACCGCAGAACGGTCAGCCAGCATCGTCTCCATCGCCTTCATCGTTGCCTCAGAATGACGGACACGCGCCTCATCTAGCTGCGTTGACAGCGAGTTGAGCGTCGCAGATTCCGCGTCCTTCGCTTCGGATAATGCAGTAAAGTTGGTGTTGAGTACTCCGAGCTGCTTCTCCGCCTCCACGATGAACGCCGCGACCTCTGCCAACTCCGCCTCGATTTCTCTCGAATCGCGCAGAGAGTTTATCTTTTCCTGCGCACGCGAAATGGTCGTCCTGTTTCCGTTGATTTGCGTGTCCAACACCACGATGTCCGTGGTCAGTTTGCCTACCTCAGCCTGCCAGTCGGTCTTGCGCTCCGCCAGCATCGTCTTGATTTCCTCAATCATGAAAGACGAGTTGGTCAGCTCCTCCAAAATCTGCTTACGCGCAGACGGCTTGTTGTTTGTGAACGCATTCGGCATATTCTGTCCGATGATTACCGTCGCGCCAATAAAGGTCGGGGTGAACATCGGAAACTTCTGGCTGATGAGTTCCTGCGTCTCACGCTTGAGGTGCTTCGAAATGTTTACGCCACCCTCGATAATCGTCAGCTCGTTCTCGCCGCGCACGATTTGATATTCCACTCCGTTGTGCTCGAAGTCGACCGCGACCCGACACACACCCTTGGTGTACATATTCTTCACGTCGTTCATAGACGAGTTGCCCTTAACCGTTTCTCCAGTAAGGGCGTACGACAACGCGTCGGCTATCGTAGATTTTCCCGAACCCACCGACTCGCTGAAATTGTCAGTGTTGTTCACGCCGTCGATTTTGACGAAACCGTGTCCGTCCAGAGCAACATCCAGATGCTCAAAAGATTTGAAATTGTCTGCACAAAGCCGTATGAATCTCATTAGCCCCTCCTGTAATAGGGCGTGCTTGCCCAAGCATAGCGCGTCGACGCTCTCGGTGTAAACCACCTCAAATTATCTACACAATTGTCCTCGGTGTTTCCATTTTTATGCGTCACGTGCGTGTGAAAATCTGGGTTTGGCAAAAACAGTTCTGCAACCATTTTTGCAACCGAACGATTGGTGCTTCTCCCGTCGATGGTTAAATTTACCATCAAAAGACCATGATAGTCAATGCCGCCGTTCAAAATGCGTCCCGTCTTCTTGTTTCGAACACGACCGCAATTAGACACTTCATACACATCAGGTCTGTCATAATAGTCCTTCCAAACCTCATCCTCGAACTGCATCTGCATACCTCCAAACATAACCGCCCGCAGACTTTCTCTTGCCAGTGCAACAGTCACAAATATTTATACTTTTCATCCCAGTAAATTCCAACGCCGACTTAACAGAATCGAATCTTCTAATAAACTCGCCTGTTTTCTTATCAAAACAGTCAACAGGCACAGCAGTCGTATTCCCCAAGACTTCAACAGAATGTTTAATTTGCTCCTGTTGAGTAGCCCACTCTAAATTTGAAACTGCATTATTCAATTTATTTCCATCCAAATGATTCACAGTCTTTTTATCACCTGGATTCGGAATAAAGGCTTGCGCCACCAGACGATGCACATAGTATGGTTTACGGACTCCTCCAATTCTAAGGCTCACCACAACATATCCAGTATGTTTCTCAACCCTAGAAACAATCTCTCCTCCCCACTTTCCCAATCTGCGAACCAAACCACAATCGGAAACCTCATACACACCGTCAGAACCTAAAACAGATTTCCACATGCTAAATTCCCAAATCCTCTACGATAGATTCCCCAAATCGTGCTGACACCTCGTCTCTGAATAACTGTATATGGTCGACGGTCGTTGCTTCGTCGTTTTCGACCTCTTCCGAACCCAGACCAGCACCCGCAACGTCCGATGTCAATATACGGCTCGCCACCAGATATTTGTCCGCCCACTCCTTCATCGCTGGCTTCAACTCCGAGTCCGTTTGAATGGCGAGGACGTACCTCTTTACCTTGTCGGACTCAACCGCCTTGCGAATGTCCCTGCACTTCGGCTGGCTCGTATCCATCTTGCCGAACACCAGCGCGAACGGATTCTCGATGAATTCGTATTTGTTAGTTTCGGTATCGTAGACCGCCACACCGTGAGGGTCAAAGTTCTGAGTAAAGTTCTGCCCGCACAGGTTGCCAACAACCTGAATCTTGTCGCTCAACGTCATTCTCTGATGGTAGTGTCCGTTGAACCACATCTTGATGCGCGGCTCTTTGTTGATTTCGTCAATGCGGTATCCAGCCTCTTCTCCCGTGCCGAACATGCCTACAAAGTCGCAGTGAGAGAACACCACCACCCGCTCCGACTGCGACAACTTCTTCAAAAGCTCCGACAGCGGAGTCGGCGTCTTCGTGTACGGTATGAATAAAGCCCAGCCGATGTCTTTGCCGAAATTCTTCAACTGCGGCTTCTCATAGATTACGTGAATGTCGCGGAAGTATTTCAGCAGAGAGTTCTGACCGTCCTGCTCGTGATTTCCCGTAATGCAATGCCACGAACGGTTGAACGGTATCGACTCCAACACCGCTACGTCCTCAGCAGTAAGGTGTGATGTGTTAAACATATCTCCCAAATCCACATTGAGCGAATTCGGAATCTCCTCGCTCAGTTTGTTCAGCCATTCGAACGACCGCGCCAAAAACGGATAACGGTTGTCCACCAGCGACTCTCTTTTGCAGAAATGAATATCTGCCGAAATAATTATCTTTGCCACAAACTCCTCCTGACAGCAAAATGAGTATGCCTTCGCATACTCATTTATACAAATCTCGTCGTATTTTCGTTTATTCTTCGGAAACCCGCGTCAAAATCATTACTGGCGTTTCCTTGCTGTACGCTGGATTGTACATCGTGAGCGTGTTCTTGTCTTCCGACAGATACGCCTCCAGCGGCACGCCCTCAACGATAACAGTGAGAATGTTGTTGTCCGCATCGTACGAGCCGTCGGTTACCTGACCTTTCTTCACCTGCTCGCCGTTCACAGTTTCCCATATCGTATACGTTACCGTGCGATCTTCTTTGATGACCACCTCTGTCACCGTCATATGGAACTCCTGACGGAACGTTCCTACATAGTCTTTCTCGTCGCACGCCGTCAACGCGAACAGACAGCACACCGCCAGCATAAGCGGCATAAGAATCTTTGCGAACTTTTTCATAGTTTCATCCTCCTGATTAAAATAACGCTTATTTGAGAACGCCGAACAGGTTCAGCTCTTTGTCGGCTACGTATTCCTTCATTTCGGAATAAGGAATCACGCCGAACCGCTTGCCGTCTTTGAATACCTCGAGGTTCGTGTCCCCGATGATGCTCCACGCCGAGAACCCGCATACCTTCTTGCGCCCGATGTTCTCTTTAGCAAGGTGCTCGAGGAACAGAGGAACCGTAACGTCCGCTTTCGAAATGTCCTTGCCGAACATCGCTCCCCCGCCGTGACTGAACAGTCCACACGAACCGTCGCACGCCAACTTGCGACCCGTAAGCCCGCAGTCCGCAAAGCCGTGGCACTTGTGCCAATCGCCCTTAGGATTGATAATCACCGTCGTTCCCGAACCCGTAAACGTGTGAATAAAGCTCTCGAGCGCGACTCGGTTTGGTCCGAACGCCACGTTCTCAAACGATGCACAATTGATAGTAAGGTCGGTTACGTTGCCTTTGGTGTCCATGTTGAAAATGAACTTGCCGTCCGTGCGGTATCCCCACTCACGCAACACAGGCGCAGTGAGGGCGGCGCACATATCTTTCATGCGGCGAATCACTGGGCTGTAAACCTTGTGATATCCGCCGAAGTAAATGCCGTTGTCTCCCGTGCCGCTTTCGCCGACAATGTCGTTGATTTCGCTGGACTGAATGTTGAGGTTGTTCATAATGACAATGCTGCGCATCTCTTCGGGAGTAAGCCCAATGTCATTGGTCAGAATGTTGCGCACCAGCGTCTCAACCTCGTCCGCCTTCCACTTCTTGTCCGTCTCGCCGTTCACTATAAACAGCTGATTGCCCCAGCAACACTCGATAGCGTTGCGCCCGCCCTTGTTAGCGTCGCATACCGTCTTCGACACGAGGTCGCATACCTTATCGGGATGACCGATAAGCACCAGCTCAAATGCTTTAAGATTTTTCGTCTTCGTCATAACATACTCCCATAGTTTTGCTTGTTTCTACATCAAGGAAATTCTTGTCCACGAACAGCTCCTTGACAGGGATAGATGCTCCCATAATTCCAATCGGGGTGACCGCGAAATCCAACACCCTGCCTTGCTCCATATTTACCACTTCCAGCTCCATCAATCCCTTGGCGTGCAATAGAGATTCCGCTGGATACGTCGTTTCGTCACCCACCATCAGCGTGCCGCCGTTCTTAAAATGGATTGATATGAGTTTAGAGCCTAACGCCCTAGCAATCCGTTCTACTTTCATTTGGCTCTCCCATACTTCATCGAACGGCGCATTGCCCTCAACTCCTCTTTCTTTTCCTCTTCTTGATTATCCCAATTCCCTAAATAAGTCAGAAAGCGCAAATTAGTAAAGTGGTTATTCTTTCGATTCCTGTCAATGTGGTCGACCACCATACCCTGCGGCTTCTCACCAATACAAGCCTCAGCTACCAGCTGATGAACATATACAGTTATTCTTGGCTTTTTGTCGTGCATTGAAAATTTAGCCTTTTGCAACCCCGCGAGTCGAACATCCCGTATATAGCACCAGATATAATTACCATCGTAAAAACGAACCTGCTTCTTAGTTTCGCAATCCCGTAACACAGTGCCACAGTCTGAAATCTCATAAAGATTCAACAAACTCGGAACAGACTTAAACGTCACTCTTCTCTCCCTCACTTGCCGCCTCAGTTACATCAATGTAAAGAATATTCTTTGTATTGATGTACCGCGTGGAAAAATCGTTCAACGTCACCGTGAGAACGCTCTCCTGCTTGAGGAAATGGTCAAGCACCGTGTTCTTAGTCGGCTCGTCCAAGATTAGGGTCACGCCTTGCGCACCCAGACCGCCGAACAGATTCGACTCCTGACGGTCGAACAGAATCTTGACTTGAAACTGTTTTTTCTTTTTATCACTCATTGCTTAACTCCTTCCTCACCGATTGATTGACACGCGCCCGCATAATTCGGGTGTAGACTTTCTTGCACGCACGAGGGCTCTTGCCCCAGATACGACAGGTCGAATTAACCGCTTTAAGATTTCGATGCTTCATAATTAAAATAGCCGTTAGAACAAAGTTCTGTTCCGCACTTGAACTGGGTGCAGTACATATTGCAGATAAATGTCCTCGCGGTAGTTTGGAAAGTTCCTGTGCTCATAAAGTCGAATACCTTTCTCCGCCGCACCCCAGTGCAAAATAAAGTCCCCGTTGCCGAACATCTGCTCGCATTGCAAGTGCAAATGCTTCATTGCCATATAGTCCACGTACTGGCAGAGGTTCGACCCCGCAGTGATGTCCACCTTTCGAGGTCCATACCGTGACACCAAGTATCCGCCATCACGCTCCTCTCCATTCGGAATCTCCAAAATAGAGTAGCCGACCAACTTACCGTCCAGCCAGAAGTACAACGTCTGCACTCGGTCGCGAACCTCAGCGAGGTGGTGCGCGAAAAAGTTCTTATCGTACGAACTCGCAAGCCGCGCCCCGTATTTCTTGCCAGACGTGTTGTCCCAATTCTTTATGAAGTGGAATAGTTCCTCCAACGTCGGGGTGTCCTGCCTGATTTCAATTGCCGACTTACCCCAGCGGCGAACTTGATACGCCATATTGTAGTTTTGCGAGCGCGGATTGTCTACGAACTCTTTGTTGATTAAGGACACCTCGGCTGGCATCTTGCTTGCCGACTTGACCTCGGGTCGCTTTTCCGTTACGTAGAAGTACGAAATCTTTGTAGCCGTCGGGTCGTAGAAGTCTTTGTCATACGCGCGGATGTCTTTCGTGTCCATCTTGTTCGGATACATCACCATACGCTCGTAGTCAATCGCTGAGCGCATTCCGCTGACGTATCGAATAATAAGCTCATCTGCGTAAGTTGTCATTAAACCCTCCACTCTGCTTTGCGAACCCCACGCCGAGCATTCGCAACTATCTTTTGTGCTTCTACAATTCTCTCAGTCGAAACCCTAATTGTTTCTTCTGAAACGTTCTTGCTGTTTTCGCTCAACGAGCAGTACCGCAGATTCGAAATATGGTTGTTTGTCTTGTCGCGGTCGATATGGTCAATCACCATTCCTTCTGGGCGTTCACCCAAAAAAGCGAGCGCGACCAGACGATGAACAGTCGTGCGAACGTGGCGCACCCGAACAGTAAGGTAGCCGTCCGAATTGCAATCCTGCTTGTAAACATAATCTCGCTCTACGTCCCTAATGACTTTCCCGTCCTCCGAAACATCGAGTTGAACCGAACGCCCCAACTTGTTAACCCAAAAATCGATTATCATCTCTTCACCACGTTCACAATCTTCCCGTCGTGATTGAACATCGACTCATAGGTATCCTTTATCAACTTCTTGCCTTCTGGCGAGTTGAAAATCTCGTCGACAAAACTCACCGCCCCTTGACATCCTTTCGCACGTGTCGCGATTTCTGTCGGAATAAGGTCGTTGAACGCAGAGCGCAACAGCCATTTGTTCACGCGCTTGCCCTGTAACTTGCCGTCCTTGAATCTCGGCGGCACGTTGCTTGCGAACTCGAGAAACTCGCGGTCGCTGAATGGGTCGACGTACGAAATCCCGCCAGCGTTGAGCATAACCTTTACCGAACGGTTCGGATTAATCCACGCCTTGTTGATGAGTTTCGTTCTCGCGTCCACATACTGCTCGTCGCGCCACGACCACCGCTCAATCTGCGGATAACTTGCAAAAATCTCGTCGGACAGGTCACCGCACAGCGCGGTAATGAATCCGTCTTTGGCGGCGGCTTTGGCAAGATAGTATTGACCGACCGCGCTCGTGATTTGAGTCCAATTCGAGTCCTCGTTGAAATAGATAATCTCGTTGAGGTCAGCCAGCACCTGCTCCTGCGTCACAATGACCTCGGTCAGCGGAATGTCTAACTCCGCCGCTGCCCGTCTCGCATAGTAAAGGTCGGCTTTGCCTTTGTCACCGACTGAGAACGTGTACGCCGTTATGTCGGGCTTGAACTTCTTCGCCAGAGCCGCACACACCGTGCTGTCAACGCCGCCAGAGAGGAACACGCACATCCCGTTGGTGTTGTTTACAATCTTCGCAACCGCCGACGTCAACAGGTTGCGAATGCTCGTCAGCACCGACTCATCAGTGCCATCGTCCGCTATCAGTTCCCTGCTTATGGTCGAGTAAGAGCCGACGTAGAACATACCGTCCCGCATCGTAATATACTCGCCCATCCCCAGCAGTTTGACGTCCTTCAACGGCAAGCCGAAAAAGCATTTGAGCTCACTGGCGATGAGAATCTTGTTGCCGAACAAATTCTTCTGGCGGTAGTAATACAGTGGCACGCGACCGAGATAATCCCCTACCACCAAAAGCTCTCTGGTCTTGGTATCGTAGTTGAGGAAACCCACCACCCCGTCCACATTGGCGAACGACTTGATGCACCCTGTGACCAGTGGTCGAAAGTCTGTGCCATCAAACAGAATCGAGTCGGACACCAGAACGGCATCACCGTCCACCACCAGCTCGTCCCCGCCGATGACAACATCACCGACCATTTGCAGGTCATACGCACGCTTGTGATGGTTAATCTTTTCAAAGCGCAACGCAGTGTCATTAAAGCCTTGTGAAAATATCATTGACATAATTAAATCTCCGTACTCATATTATACCAAAAACGGTGGATAAAATATCCACCGTCGGTAATCAAAATGGCTTCGACATCCAATTGCACCGCGTACAGCACCAACGCCGACCGTACGTGAATATCGTCTCGACAGTGTGAACCGTGCAGCTCGCACCGCATTTCGGACAGGTCATAGCTCCTCCTTAATACGAACGCTTGTCTGCGAGCGCGTCGTCCTTTGCCTTGTATTCGGCAATAAGGTCGGGGTTGTCGTACATGTTGCCCACAACCTCCAAATCGTCCATGACCTCGCGCGAAAGCGGCTTTAACGTTCCTTTCAGTAGAAACCCGCAAGGCAGGTACTCTTGATACTCGTTTCGGCAGGTGACTTCATACGCCAGCACTCGGTCATTCCCGCCGTGGTCGTTGAAGTACCACAGCACGATGTCGCCGTCGAAAATCATTTGATGTTTTCGGTCGACCGCGCCAGACCATTGCCGAATGGTTTCGGGTATGCAGATGTACGACATCATCACACCCTTTTCCTCTCGCTCGATGCAGTATTTCAGGTATGCTGGATTCTCTTCGGTGTTGCGGCGTTTGGTTAAGTAGCCGTAAACGTATGGGTCACCCGCGAGGAAACCCTCGGGGTCTTCCTGCGGCTCGACAGGCTTGCCCTTGAACACGACAAAATCGGCTGCGATTTTCCGCTCGAACGGCGGTGTGATTAAATCAAGTTTCATTTCTTTACCTCCTCGAACCAACCAGAGCCGAACATAGCAGTCGGACTGCTGAACGTGATTGTGCTTTTCCCGTCCAGAGTCTTGCCCTTGAACTTGAGCCGACCCAGCTCCCACTCGTCGTAGTCGAACACAAGAATAGAACCCTTGCGCAGAACCGCATAGTCCTTGCCCGCGACCAGATTGGGATACATCGCTTTAGGACTCTCAACGTCCCACGTATCTCCGTCATAGTCGAAGTAAAGCGTCTGGGTTGTACGAACCGTAATCGGCGTTTTGTCGACACAACTCCAAGTGCCGTTAAAGAACACCCAGTGAGTCTCCGCGCCAGACAGCACCGCAGTGTCCCCGTCCCTCGGCGAGGTTCTGATGCTCACCAGCGAGTCGAACACGCCAAGAAAACGCTCGTTGTGAGTAAGTTCGGGAGCTGAACCGCTTTCTTTGAGGTCGTCCTCGCTGCGCTCCGTGTTCATTTCCTTGACCAGCTCGGCAATGAACTCGCCGCTCGCAACCTCTTTGTAGTCATCTACCTTTTCGGGCAAATAACGCTTGCAGAGGTAAAACACCATCGCCAGAGTTTGGTCGCTCGCGTTGTTTATGAATTTGAGGAATTCCTCTTTCGCCGTCATACTCTAACCTCCCACTTTTTCGCATTCGCTCTTGCGCGGTTCGCCGCTTCACGCTCCTGTTGCGCCTCGTTCGGCTTGCCGACCTTTTCCAAAATCTTTGCACGCTCATCGTGCTTGCGGGCGGCTTCCCGCCACTTCTCCGCCGTCGTCATTTCTCGCCTCGCAATAAGGTCATATCAAATCCGCTGTTGATGAAACGGTTGCATAGGTCTCTGTTACACCCGTTGCCCAACTTGACGTAAATGTCTTCCCAGTCAGCCGCCGGAAAGTCCGTGCCCAGATAACGGTTAACGCCGCGCGAGATAAAGTCGTGCAGTGCCTCGCTCTTTGCGTCGTCCGTTCCATAAACGGTCTTGAAAGCCGCACGCGAAAAGCATATGAGTAGTTTGGCTTGAACATCGCGCTCGCACGCGCAACAATTCAAAATAAAGTACGTGTTGCTTTCACGGTGCGCTATGAACTCCTCGTTGTCGTTGATAATGCTACCTGGAAAGCACTTGAATAATTTGCGTTCAAAATCGTACATAAAACTTGCCTCCGCTTACGTATACAACGGCGCGAATAAAGTGGGTAAGAAAAGAGGACGGCTCTCGCTGTCCTCTTTTCCGCCGCCTTACTCTTCCCAGAAATTTTTCTTTTTCTTGGGGGCTGCCGCCGCAGGTGTCTTCGCGGGCGCGGGAGCAGGTTTTGCCGCTGCGGGCTTCTTTCCCGAAACCGCTGCGGGAGCCTCTTCCTCTTCCGCCGCTTCCTCTTCTTCGACCTCTTCGTCTTCTTCCTCGGCTTCTCCTTCGGCGGGAGTAAGCTCGGGCATCGCATACGCGTCGCTATCCTTCAGCGGGAAAAACGAGTAGGTCGCGTCGAGCGTGCCCGCCTTCGAGCAGGTAATCTTGTAGACGGTGTCGATGATGTCTCCGCCAGCCGCTTCGAATAAGGGCAACAGCGTGTCCGCTCCGAAACGCGCCGACCTGTCCCAAGTCATCATTTCGAAAGCCGACTTGCTGGTATATACCGCGACTTTCAATGACATGGTCCATTTGCCTTCGGGCGTGTCCCAGATAACCTTCTTGGTCGCGGGGTCGTAGAGTTTCTGACGGCACTGAATGTCCTCGGGCTTCTCGTAGCAGAAACGAACAATCTTGATGTTCTCCTTCGGCGTGAACTTCAGAAACGCTCCGTTGTTCTCAGGTGGCATTTGTGCAAATTTCGCTAAATCCATTTTACATTCTCCTTTTTATTTAGATTGGTTCCGCATTTAGCAAACGGACTTCCTATTTCAGTATACAAGGTTTGCGAATTTCCTTGCATATCGTGAAACCTTTTTCGCTAAGGGTCTAATTCTTAAAATATAACTCGCCTTCAACCCTCATTAAATAATACAAAACGAAAGCGGGATGCTTGCACATCCCGCCAAAATTTATTTAGTTTGCGTACGAGGGCTTGAGAATTGGAAGTAACTTCGCTTTCAGATTTTCCATCTGCCGCGCCGTGAACTTGATGCCCTCCGCTTCGAAATCCTTGTAAACCTGATTCTTCGAATCGCCGCCGAGCAGTTTTTTGCAAACTTTCAACTCGGTTTCGTCACAAATGCGCTCCAGCGCATCCATGAACATGTATTCCTCGTATCCGCCGTCGACCGTTCCCGCGATGTCTGCAATAGAGATGGGGTCTTCGCCTTCGGGAGCAAGGTCGCTCTCGTTGATGTTCTTAGAGAGGTCTCTCTTGCTAACCTTCTTCGGGTCGACCTCTTCCTCGTAGACGGCGCGGGTGCGTTCGTTGCCCCACGCATCGACTACCGTCGTTGTTTCGGCTACGCCCTGCGCGTTCATCTTGCGAACGCGATGGTCACCGAACAGGTATTTGCACTTGTTGATGAACAGCTGCTCGGCACGCCATTTATAAATGCCGACCGACGTGGACTCAATGAGCGTTTTCGTAAAATCAAGCTCCCGAACCTGCTTCTCTTTCACGACCTTGGTATATTTACCGTTGACCGTCTGCCAGACTTCCTCACGAACTGTCCTATAGACATAATTGCCGTTTTCGTCAGTCTTGTACGGAAAGGTATCCATCCACAAGTCGATTAAGAGTTGGTCCTCTTCGCCGTCCAGTGAGCGCAAGCCCCACTTATTCATCAGCCCGTTCAGGTGCACGCACACCTGGTCAAAGACCTCTTTCTCTCTCTTCGTTAAACCACTCAAAGTGTTACGGAACATATGTACAATCCTCCTAAGTCGCCTGGACGTCGCAGTCCCTCCAGCGATGTATTTACTGTAGCACAAAAGAAAAAATTACGCAAGCAATTTGCGCAACTTTCTCAAAAATATTTTCAAAAAGATTTCCAAGCCACAGTACTATGATGATAGGAAAATATGTTCAATAATCGAAAATGTTGAAAACAGACTTCGCACCTTCGATTCTTTTGAGTAATGGCAGGTCCCTCTTGACGTCGAAATCCTCTTTGGCAATCAGCCAATTGTAAATCCTCGGCAACAGGTCCGCACGCGCACCCACCCGCGCAACGCACCGAAAGAACTTGTGATAATCGTTGCGCAGAACCGCGTCGAAAATGTCTTTCTCCAACACCGAGATGTCGGGATAGGTCTGCTCGTTTTCCACTTCCAGCTCCAGCAGTTCTGGAAAATCGGCGAACTTCTTTATCTGACTTTCCGTCAACAGACCAGAGTCAATGACCACTTTCATATCCCTGGAAATCGGAAACGTCCTCTCCTTCTTTTTCGGCATTACGAACAGCGGCATCTTAGTCCACCCCCGTCAAGCACAGCGTAATCAGTCTGGTCTTTGCATCCCTCGCGTCCGTAATCCTTGCAAGTTTGTCGAGGAACAGACCGAACACGCGCGGGCTATGCTCTTCGTAGATTTCCGCGAACGCCGCCGCTTGTTTTGCGTCCCTCAACTTCATCGGCTGAATATTGAAATGCGCCATCATCATATCGAGCAGAACGCCCTCAAGACGGCACTTCCAATCAAAGAAGTCCACGTCAAGCTGCTTGATGACTTTTAGCCCGTTCTTCGGCTGCTTGTCAAGCGTCGATTTGATAAACGCACGCATACCCGCCGTGTCTGGAATGCCGAAAAGTTTGTTGAACTGTTCCTCGGTTTCGACTTCGGAGTAAACGCACTGCTGCAAGTTCTTCACCGCGTCGCGTACCTGCCCGTTGCAGTTCCCTGCAATAAGGCGTAGCACCTCGTCGTTGAGTTCCTTCCCCTCCGCTTCCAGAATGGTCTTGAGCCGCCCAATGATAACGTCTTCCTTTACAGGATAATATTTGAACGTCACCGCGCGACCGCGAATCGTGTTCGGTACCTTATTGAACTCCGTCGTGCAGAAAATCCAAATCGTGGAATCGTTCGGCTCTTCGATTGCTTTCAGTGCCGAGTTCCACGCGCCGTTGGACAGCATGTGTGCCTCGTCGATGATGACCACCCGATACTTGTTCACCAACGGCTGCAAACGCACGAGGTCGAGAATCTCGCGCATGTTGTCCACGCCGTTGTTGGATGCCGCGTCGACCTCAAGAATGTTCGCGTCCAGCATATTCCCGTAGATTCGTGCAACAGTCGTCTTGCCGCACCCAGACGTGCCCTGGAATATCATCGTGTGATATGGGTCGTCCAAAGTCGACTCCAAAATCCTCGTATTTACTTTTTGACCGACAACCTCATCAAAGGTTCTCGGGCGATAGACATTCTCCCATTTTTCCATCGTTTCGCCTCCTAACTGCCTCGGAAATTTTTCGCTTCGTAGCCTCCGAATGCTTTCTTCCCAATCCTGCTATACGCAATTTTTCACGTGTCTCTTCCGAAACAACCCGACCTAGCATCTTTGCTCTCTGCCTTTCGGTGCAAGTTCCATAATTCCTGTTATAACTTCGAGTGCACCACTCCAAATTATCCGCGCAATTATTATGCTTATCTTCGTCCTCATGATTCACAAATGGCAAATCATCTGGATTCGGAATAAAGGCTTGCGCCACCAGACGATGCACCAGCTCGCTCTTGCGAAAATCATCCCTGCACAATATCACCGAATGATATTTCCCGCCGCGACATTTCAAAATCTTTGTAACTCCGTACTCGGTTCGTTGAACAGAGCGAACCCTGCCCAAAGTTGAAACCTCATACAGACCTTCCCAGCCTGAAATACTTGCCCACTTTTCCATGCTTAACGTATACCGCTAAAACGGCACTTTCTGACCGAACACCTGCTCACGCAGAGAAACCGCCTCGGGCAGTTTTGATGCCAGATTCAAATAAGCCTTCTGCAACTCAATCGGCTGCTTTACAAACTCCTCCATTGTGAATGGGTTCAGTGTGTCTCGGGTCGAATATCGTAAATGTCACATTTCTTTTCCTCGTTGAGAAACGGACAAGTCATATCGTATGTAGCCGTCATTCCCATTTTGAGTTGCGTGTGCGGTTTGTAATGATGCGAGCGCACGAACTTGCGAAGTGTGTCAAGCTCCTTCTTAGTAACAGGAAAAATATCCGAACAGCAACCGCCACAGCACGAGCAGTGCCCGCCTACGCAGTGGTTCTCAGTCTCCCGAAGTGGTCACCGAACACACTCTTTTGAAATGCTAACGCCCTAGACATTTTGGTCCTCCTGGTTTGTACGGCGGGTCGATTTCATCGCACCACGCGTACGGCTTTACATACCCGTCCTGCTTGTCGCAATAAAGCACCAACTTTCCAAAATCTCTGTCGTGAGGTGAAAGCGTCTTTATAATCCCGTAATGCCGATGCCCGTTCGCATCCACAGTGTGGACACATTCGCAACAATGAGGTCTGCCGCCGATTCCAATTGACGGCTCGGTATAATTGAATTTACACGCCCGCATCATATTAGTCCATGCTCCCCCATTCATCAGTATCGTTCGAGCCTTGACCGAGATTGTTCTTTGCCTGACGGCGAGCCTGTTCGTACATATGATAGGGCATTTCTTCCCTTGCATACTCGTTTATGTATCGACCGATGGTTGACTTGCTGCAACCGTAGAACGCCGCCAGAGAGCGAACCGACCGCCCAGTCTCGATGTACGTGGTGAGAATCCTCTCAACACACGAGGTCTTGCTGCCCATTCGTTCAAGTTTTGGATTCCTCCGCACAGGCGGTGGATTGAATCGTTTGTCCCATTTCGCCATAACTACTCTCCCAAAGAATAAATCGGACACTTCTCATAAATCGGCTTCAAGTTCTTGTACTCGTTATGCCTTGCTAAAATTGGTTTGTTCTGCTCCACCCGCGCGTTGACCAGAGCGATGAGTGCCCAGCACGCGACATTGCTCACGTACCCGATTGGCTGCGCGAGATTTTCCATAATAAGGAAATCGCACTTCTGTGCCTTAGAGATAAGGTCATCCGATGTTCCGCGCTCGCGGGCAGACTTCAACTCAGCGAAAAGTACCGCACAGTCGAGGACGTATACCGAGCCGTGTGGCTTCAAGTCCTTAATCGCCGACAGAACATACTTCTCACATTTCTTCTTTGCTCCATCGATTGTGACGAACATCATGCCCTCCGCCACGCACTCAATAAAGCTCTTCTCAAGCATCGGAAACTCTTCCTTGTGTTTCCGAATCACGCGATACCCGTGTGCCGCCTTCAACTGAGCCAGAGCAATAGCAGGGTCTTTCTCCAAGTGGTCAATCTGCCGTTGGAAAGCCTCTTTCGTCATTCCCGTGGGGAAAGAAAAAAGCCACTTCTCTATCGCGTCCAAAACCTCAATAGAGAAGTCGCCTACCGACCGCAGTAAACCTGCTTTTTGAAACTCTACTTTAGGCTGTTGAATAACGACGTCGTTCTTTTCCTTTTCTACTTCGTCAAAAAACTTCATCTTCACCATGCCTACATATACAAAACTTACACGCGCACTACCACACTCGAAAACTGATATTGGTCTCCTTTCCAATGCGCCTTGATAACCTCAGACGAGGTAGCCACAGGGATGGGTGTGCCGTAACGTTGCGACAGCGCGACAGATTCGTTGGTCAGCGTCTGCAACTGCGTCACAACGCCATCGACCGTGTCTCCACTCACCATAAGCGAGAAATCGGGTACCATACCGTAGTACGGTCCGTCTCCAATAACCACCGCGACATACAAAGTCTCAGTCATAATTTGCCTCCCAATGTTCAAAAACAGTGTCCAGCTCCTCTTTGCTTACGAATAAGGCTGGAACACTTCTAATATCTGCGCCGTCAATATACACCGCAGTCATTCGTCCCTTCTTGATGAAACGCCGAACAGAAACCTGCTGCGAGTTTGATAAAAACTGAATCCATACGCACCCACACGACTCGCCTAACTCTTTCATGCGCTCGCGCGTCTTCGCCCACAGCATTGGCTTGGGCATATCTTTCTTGAGCGGTGTCGTCCGTTTTGGCGGGGTCTGTCGAACCCTCCCACTCGGATACCGACCTACGACCATAGCCCTCGCTTGAGAACGGCAAGCCAGCACCTGTCCGCAAGGTCTTCCAGTGTCGCATTTGCCAGAAATAAAGTGGATGCAGGTATGGCAAAGACCAGACTCGAGCGAATCTGGTTTTGGTTGTAGTAACTTAGTTGCTTCCTTCAATACCAACACCTGCCAATGTTTTCATTACTTTAATACAACATCGGTGCCCGCAGATAAATACTCCACCAGCAACTCAGATGCAAGCCCGCACGCAGAGTCAAAATTGACTCCTTCGTACTGCTCTTTCTGCTCGCCGCTGCCGATAACATCGCACACAGATTTGAGCGACACCAGCCGCACGCCGAACTGCGAACACGCCGCCGCGATTCCGAACAGCTCCATATCCACGTAATAAGGCTCGCCGTCCTGCAGCAGTTCGTTCGGGTCAGTGCAGAAGTGGTCCTGCGTGAAACAGGTACGCGTCTTCTCCGCCGTCGCGACTTCAAGCACTGGTTTGCGGAACGCTTCTCCGTCCACCGCACTCGTGTCAAAGTCGTTGTTGCACACACGATGTATCTGCACGCACTTTGCGTCGCGCGCCGCCACGTCGTTGCCGCCGCAGACACCCACGTTGATGCACAGCACGTTGGTAAACTCCTGCGGATTGAGGGCGAAAACGGCATTGAGAGCCATCGAGGTACTCACTGCCGCATTGACTTTGCCAACACCCGTGATAACGCTCCAGATATCCGTGCGACCGAGCAAACCCAACTTCGTCAGCGCGGGCTGCACGATTTTGTCGCGCTCCGATTGCATAGCAGTAAAGATGAGTACCTTTGGGAACTCCACCTTGACCTGCTCCTCTTTCTTCGCCTCTTCCTTGATAGGCTCAGCCACTTTTTCTTTCTTTTCCATTTCAGTTACTCCTGTATTTATTGAACGGATTTGAGCCGTCCGAACCGTCGTCGCTGTTGAAAGCGTCCGAATCGTCATCGTCCAACGCCTCATAGTAGTCATCTTTATTATAGGAAATAAACTCCGACGTGGCATTGAAATCGTCAAAATCGGGATAGTCCAATTCAAGAATATCGGCAATCGCTTTCGCATACGAAATCATTTTATCCGTCGCGCCGCGCTTTGGCTGGCGAGCAGTTTTGCTCGGATGCTCGCCCATAAACTCCATGAGGTTCATTCGCTTCTTTTCCATGCTCACCTCAGAACGGCAAGCCGTCGTCCTCTTCTTCCAACTTCAAGCACTTAACGTCCTCTTCAAACGTCGCCTTGATGTCAGCGAGATGGACGTACAGCGCAAGCTGAACCGTGCCGAACACATTCGAAATCGTTTTCGAATATCCCTTGTCATCGTCCTGATTTCCCATGTGAAACGAGATTGCCTGAATCTCGGGGAAGTAAAGTCTGATGAACTGCTGCGCCACAATGACCGACTTCGAGCCGTGCCCCATAATCGGCATCGCCTCGTCAATCGTATAAACCTGCACCTCTTTCCAAGTGCCGTTCTCTTTCACGTTGCGCGAGGATACCTTGTAGAAGTCCACTTTGCACAGGTCGTGCAAGAGTGCAACGATGATGATGTTCTCGTGGTCGACTTCCTCGTCGCGAGTGGTATACTCTTCGAGCGATTCCCACTTATCGCCGTAGTAAAGCCTCATCATGTTGGCGTACACGTTCAGAGAATGCTGCGCCAGACCGCCGACACACGACAGATGATACTGCGTGCTCGCGGGCGCGGTAAAGTAGTCTCTCTTTTCCAGATAGGAAATCAGTTTGTCGATTCCTTCGCGTCCCGTAAGGCGCAACAGCCGAATGATTTCCTGTTTGTTTTCCTCGATTTTTTTCTGCGTAAGTCCTTCCACGTTATCCCTCCGAATTCATGCGGCACTTGTTCAACGCCACATACATAATAAGTTTGTCGACTAAGGCGTCGACCTTACCCAGCGAGTCGCAATCACGAATCGCGTTTTCGATTTCCAGCTCTTGCAGACTGAGGTCAGCGCAACTGACGTCCTGCCGCAGAGTTGGAATCCTCTTTGCCTTCACAGCCGAAACCAAGTCCGACTCAATAATCATCGCCATAATTCCTCCAGATGGTTATACAAAATCCCTCACGCAAACCTCATACGCCGTTTTCGGTTCGCCATCCTTCGTGTATGCTCTCGAATGAAACTGCGCCGAAATCAGCGTAATCTCACGACCCTTCTTCTTATAGCGAATAAGCCTATCCGCCGTCTTGCCGAACGCAATGCAGTTGTAATAGTCCTGCCCGTCCGCGACCACGAAGTCCACAATCTTGCGCAACGTCAGCGGCGTTGTACGCAATTCGTCGACACGAACCACCACGCCCGACTCAACGGTCAGCTCGTTCGCATACATCCCCTCAGAGGACTGATGTAAATCACCCAGACCGAACCACGCCTTGCGGTAACGACCGCCCTCTGGAATAGACTGCGTGCGGAGTATACCTGAGAAGTGAACCCACGCACCCTCCGCCGCGTCTCCATCCGCAATAATCGGGAGCAAATGCTCCTTGCTTTCGGTGCGAAAAGATATGTACTTCTTTTCGTCGATGTGTCTCATTTGACCCATCAAAGTTAACTTGCTCATTTGTTCAATCCTCCAAGTTTTATTTGTTCGTGTCTTCGCCGCCCTCTTCTTCGTCATTCTCCAACGGCGGCAAGGTCGACTCGTCCACCTTTTCCGTCTCTTCCTCGAACACCGATTTCAGATAGGCAATATGCTCCGCCGTCAGCGACTTGCGGAAAGCGTCTTTGCCAACGCACGAGTGAATGACCTCGCCCGTCTCCTTGTTAAGTAACATAAGTTTGCTGCCAGCGGTTTTGATAATGCCCGCCGACACTGCTGCATTATACAGGTCGAATAGGGTGTCAAGTCCGTTGTCGGAAATGACAAAGCTGGCAATCTTTTTGCGTCCCATCTTGTTGCAGGTCTTGTCCTTGATTTTGCAAACCGAGATTTGCGTCATAGCGGGATTGTCGACCTTTCTTCCCATTTCCTTGCCGCTTGCGTCCAGAGGAACAGCCGTAACCTCGAAACGCACCGAGCAAGCGTGTTTCCACGCTCTGCCGCCTGGCGTCAACGTCGGTGCACCGTACTGGCTGAAATTATCTCTCAGCTGATTCAACCCGACGTAAATCGTCGTATCGCGATGGCGCAGTAAGGCTTTCTTCAGTTTCTTGCAGAACTTCGACAGAGGTCCTGCAATCGGTGCCATCGTGCTGTCCTGCACGTCTTTCTGTTCTTCCTGCCCGCTCTCCAGCGAGGGAATATCGTCCAGCACGCACATCGAAACCTCACCAGAGTTCAGCAACTCCGTGATGGTATCGTACGTCTGTTCCGCCGACAGGTTCTCGGGGCTTACATAAATCAACTTCGAGTTGTCCACACCGAGAATCTCACCGTAAACAGGGTCATACGTACCCTCAGAGTCCACCCACACGCAGTAGAGCTCTGGAACCTCTCGCTGCATCGCTGCCACAAAAATGGATGCCAGCGTCGATTTGCCCGCGCTTTCTGCGCCGTAGATTTCAATCGCACGTCCGAACGGCAGTCCGCCCTGCAGAATGTTGTCGAGAGAAATTATTCCCGTCGGCAAACGTCGAATGTCTTTGACCGTAACGCCGAACGATGCCGTACCTTTTCCGTATGACCTGTTCACCGCTTTCATAATATCGCTTATAGCCATTTGCTTCTCCTTACACGTCGTTGTCTACTTTTGAATTTCTTGCTTCGAAAATATTTCGCACCGAAAAAATCAGCATCTCAAGCTGACTCCAGAGCGCATTGACGTGCTTCGCCATATATTTTGCAACATACTGCTTGACCTGCAAATCGTTCGTCGCGACCGCCGCCATCGTTCTTGCGTCCGTCACCTTACCGCCAGCGTTCTGCGCCATCACGTCTGCTTTCACGCGCTCGATTTCCGCGTCCAACAGGTCGACCGACAGCAGACAGTCCACCTCGATACATCTCAGCTCTCCGTAGAGCGTGGGAATAGAGAATAGCCAATTGGCTACCTGCTGGGTGCTGATGGTGTCCACTCCGTTGATAAGCGCGCTCTTTACATACTCAATGAACTCCTTAGCGGGAGCGACCATCGGCTCAAGCTCAGCCATCGCACTTGCTTTTACTTCGTCAATACTCAATGCCATTTTTAATTCCTCCGTTGATATCATATACAAAAGCCATCGAATTCTCGATGGCTTTTATTCTTATTCGACTTTCGCGCTCTTTTTCTTTTTACCTTTCGGCTTGTCCACCATCGCGTCGCGCTGCGCCGCATCGTCGACAGGGTCGTCATCGGGGTCGAAATCCTCCTGCACAATCGGCGTGTCCATATCGACCGCACAGCAAACGAACGTCGCGTCCGCAGTTTTCAGATACAGATTGCCGCCGACCAGCTGCACTCCGCACTTGTCGTCCGTTGCAATAGAGCTGAGGTTGCTGATGTCAAAAATCTCGCCAGAGCCTTCCAACACGAACGGCTCGTAATGGTCTTTGTTCACCGCGATGCGTCCGTCCTTGACGTAGAGCATCGTGCCAAAGTTTGCCAGACGAGAAATCGAACTCTTCAACCCAGACACGTCCGTGAACTCTGGCAGGTCGGCGAACGCGCCGCGAGATGCATCCCACCACGCAAAGTCTGGCAGTTTCGGCAACACCGCAACAATGCGGTACACACCGAGCGAAATGTACAGCCTCCCCTCGATAATGCCCCATTCCGCCTCTGCTCCGTTGAGCATCGAATGGAGTCCCTCGGGAACGGCGAACGGAATAGAGCTCTTGAACTTGCCACTCACGCCCGCCACAATAGAGTCGGATGCAACGCACCCATCCTCGTCGACGTAGACCGTGTTCAGCTCTTTCTGCAACGGCGATTTGCTTGCCGCATTCTCCACGCCGCCGAAATCGAATACCGACTTGTTCGGCAGTTCGGGAAAATCGAAAGTCGGAATGTTCTCCGCCTTTACCATATCCAAGTCGTATTTTGCGCCGTTGAACAGCACCAGCCTCACGACATTGTCTTTGAGAGCAATCCTCTTCAAAGACGGAGCGAACGTGCAGAATAATTTTGCATCGACATAGCAGTCGAACTCCGCATCGCACCTCACGTTGATAAAATCGTCGCGCACCCAGTAGATGGTGTCGTAACGCTCCGCCACCAGATGCCCCTCTTTCGAATAGATATGCGCCACCAGCGACTCGGGGATGTATGGCTCAAGTTTCAACTTCTCAATCATGTTTTATTCTCCTTGCGTTTGCTTCACTATTGAATTATACAAAATTTCGGCGATGGACAACACCACCGCCGAAATCTTTTGGTCTTAGTCGTAGAAACCAGCCTGGCTGAATAAGGTGTCAACCGCGCGGTCTACCATTTCAGCGACTTCATGTTCCTGCAAGTCTTCCAACTTCGTGTGCCCTGCGTTGCGAAACTCGCAACAGTCTTTCTGGCTTTCAAACATCTTCTTCAAGACGTCATCACCGACCACGATTGTGAACTGCTTGTCTTCCATGAGTCCTTCCTCCTTTCAATAAGATTTGGAGTCAGTTTCACGAACCCTAAGTATCCCTTTCAACCTAACAGGCATCGTCCATATTTACGTATACAGGTCAATCCATCAAATCTTCGTCGTCTTCGTCTTTTTCTTTCGCCTTGTTTATGCTCAGCGCGTTGCGCACAGAGGACACCGCGTCAGTCCTTTGCAAAATCTTACCCTTGTCAAAGTCAACTGTGAACTCCCACTTCTGTCCCTCACCGTCGAAGTCACGCGATTTCAACACCTTCATAATCATAAGGTCTTTCGCTTTACGCCACGAACCCAGAACCGCCGATGCATCCTGCTCAAAACGACCAGAGCCGAGCAACATATGTAATTGAGGTTCGTTGTCTCCCGTCGCTTCACGATTAAGCTGCAAGACCTCTACAAACGGCTTCTTCAATGATTTTTGAATCGCCGTCAACTGCTTTTGCAGTTCCGCCAACTTCGAGTGGTCTTCCGAACCCACCCCACGCGTGCTCGCAAGCTGCATGCCGTTGATTTGGTCAAGCACCACTACATCAAGGTTCGCCCCGACAATGAATGCCTGAATGTCCTGCGGGGTGGCGAACCGACCGCCCAAGTCCTTCGGCGTCAAGACAATAAAGTCTCCTTGCCAGTCTTCGAGCGAGTCGATGTAGTCGTGCCAGTACGAAACCTCTTTGCCACGCGTGATGGCGTAGTTGGAAACGCCACCCGCAAATGAGTCGAACCTTGCGCCCACTGCTTCCGCCGCCATTTCGGACGAGTAGAACCCCACTCTCAAGCCCTGTGCCGCCATGTGCGTTGCGATGCTTATTGCAAGCATCGATTTACCTTGACCTGGACGAGCCGCCACGATGAGAATATCATCCTCACCAATGCCACCAGAGATGTCATCATACGGCTTGATGCCGATTGAGCATCGGATGCCCGCACGCTTTTGGAAAAAGTCGATACGGCTCGGTGCGTTTTTGAGTATGGACGTTCCCATATTCATAACTTCTTTGCCACGAACCGCCGCCAACGAATCCCTCAGCCAGAGCAGTGCGTCTTTTGCAGACATCTTCCCAGCCTTCGTGTTGAATTCCTCCAACAGCGGCGCTGCTTGCTTGACGTAATCGTCGTCAATAAGGTTCTTCTTGTAATAGTCCCAATCCTCGGTGAACTCTGGCATCGTGACCTGAAAATGGTCTTCAAAGGTCGCTACCAGAGGTAACGACCCATAAGTCTGGTAATGCTCTCGAATCCAATTCGACTCAGACGAGTTGTCCAAGTACTGCAATTCTTCAGGCTTACCCAGCGATAAAAAACTTTTGAATAAAGCCAGCTCCATTATTCTGATTCACCTCTCTTCAGAACATTTATACAAAAACGTCTCCTCTGTGCTTCACGCATTTCAGAAGTCCATCGTTCAGAATGGTTGGCTTTCTTATTACCCTCAGAAATCTTTTTCTTGGTCTCCTCGGAGCAAGGCGAACGCTTCTTCCCGTTCTTCCTTGCAAGTAACATACGTGCCTTAAATTCTGGGTCTTCCCATCTCTTTTTGCATGTCTCACTCTGATTACGTCGGCTTTCTTCTGAATGTGGCTTTCCACGCAACCCAGCCGATATATTATCATTATGACGTCCACGCTTTGAATCACCTATTTTCTTACGTGCTTCATCAGAATGAGTAAAATGAAATCCGCTAGAACCGTCCCCGCCATCTGAAATATTATACAGTGCAACTCCACTATCTCTGAACGCCTGAATAAGTGTCCTCTCAAAGAAACATAAATCCTCTTCCGACTCTGCAAACAACAATGGAACTACAGAAAAATTGCACCTCCCGTACTTCCTTAACGCATTCTTAAGATGAACCCCGCTTCCAAAATACTTAGGATTAAAAACAGGGCTCCTACTCATTCCGATGTAAGAAACCCCGTTCAACATGTTCGTGGTCAGGTAGATATAGCCGTAATCCAAGTCAACCCTCCTGCACAATCGCATATATGTCATCAAGCAGTTTTTGCATTGGCAAACGAATAGCCTCATCTTCGATTGCCTTGATGGGCGCAACCTGCGCAAGAATAAAATTCGTCAACTTTGCGCGGAAAACCTGAGTAGGGTCGGAATCAAGCGGATTGACCTTGCCGCAGTGCGGGCAGACAACCGTAGCGCACTCCTTTCCGTCCACAGTAGCCACAGTCACCGCTGTGCGCTTTGTAACAGAATACGTACCGCCACACAGGATACAAGCCGACTCCCTTCCGACATAATCGGGTGCAGTGACTTTCTTTGGTGCTCGCTTACTTTTTAACATCGCGCAACTCCTTTATCTGCGCCTCCCTCTCTTCCGACAGGTGCGGCAGATTCATTGGATTGTTGAGGAAACGATTGAGCAGTTCCAACTTGTCGAAAAAGTCCTGGTCAGCCGCGAGAGCCAGCGCGTCATCTTTGAGCGCGAGCTGATTCTCAATGGACTGCTCGGAGTAAGAAATCTCCGCCAGAGAGTTCTCGAACTGGGCGATGATGGGATTCATAAAGAACGCGCTGTCGCCCTTGGTCTTCTGCATGTGCTTTACGACCTGAACCATGTTCATGCGCGAGGATGTAACCTGCGGCGCGGTCTCTTCGAGTTTGTCGCAGTAAGCCTTGACGTGGTACTGGAACTTCTCGATGGGGCTCATACTGCTCCAAGGTGTGCTCTCCACCGCCGTCTCCGACTGAATCATGGCGGCAAGTTTTTCTTTCTCTTCCTCGGTGCGCGTGTCGGGTTCATCGAGTTTCTTTAACGCCGCGACAGCACCCTGCAAATCCTTCTGCAAACGCTCGACCTCGCGAGCATCCTTAACGTATAAAAGGGCATTCTGAATACCCTCGACTTTTGCCTCAAGACCTTCCCTTACCTGTTCAACAATAGTGCTCATTTAATTCTCCTTCGGCGCGTTCCCAGCCGCCGCCAATTGTTTTAGTTGCGCCTTCGTCAATAGACTGTAGTCTATTTCCTTCGGGTCGTTTCCAGTGTCGATTTGAACTTTCTGCGTAATCGACCAAGACGAACCCTGATATTTCTCGAGCAGAACCTGCAACGCCGACAGGTTCGGCAAGTAGCGTTTCGTTACCGTCGTGGTGGATATTCCGTCTTCGTCCTCGGTCACGCGCTTTTCCTCAACCGTAGGTCCGAGAGCCAACGTGATGAGCGAGGACTCTAGCTCCAGCAGACGCTGCGCTCTCGAGTCCGACAGCCCACTCAAAATGGCGGTGCTGAATTCAAGGTCGGAGTCCATCTTGGAGTAGAACTCCACATTGGTCATCTCCAGCTGCTCGCACAGTTGAACCATGCTTCCCGTGATGCAGTCGCGTGCCGTTGCGTAGTATTTATACAGCTCCTTCTCGTGCTCCGTCAGATTCTCCTGCGGAATCAGACCCAACTTGCGCACTTCCAGTATCAACGGCGTTTCCGTCTTCTTTGACTTCGCCCTCGGCTTCTTTTCCGTTGCCGTCGCTACCGCCGTTTCCTTCGTCTCCGTTTTCTTCGTCGCCATTTACCTCACCTCCCTCTTTTGGCGTGTTGCCGTCGGGCGGCAACTTATTTGCTTCCTGTTCCTTCTCCCAGCATTCGCGACAGAGGACAGGCGCATCAGGCTCGAGGGGATACGCGTGATGCGTTTCAAACCACTCGCCATTAAGGTCAACATCCGCGCCGCAAACACAGCACTTCTCGATGTTTGGTAATTCGGCTTTGGTAACCGCGAAAGACTCCGTGCCAGCGTTGAGCTGTCTGCATTTCGCCAGAGCCTCCTCCTCGGTCTTGAACACGAGGTCTTGCAGAATCATATCTCCGTTGACCTTGTACAGAACGCCGTGGTCATTTCGAATTTGAATCTCTTCCGTCTTGCCGCGCAACGCTGCAAACTGCCAGCCGAACTGAACCTGCAACCGACCTGGCACCTGCGAGCGCACTTGCTTGAACATGACGTAGTAAACCTCTTCTCCGATGTCATGTTTGAATTCCTTCATAACACTCGCATCGGCTTCGGGTATCGTTTCCTTCATAGGAATAGAGTCTTGGATGGCTTTGACTTCATCAAACACAATCCCTGATATAAACTTTGCAAGATTCTCTTTGAAAACCTTGCCCGCACCCTTGCCATCGCCGCTCTTTTCAGTGGCGAGAAACTCATTTATTTTCTTTTTTAACATAGCGTTCTCCATACAGGTCCCTCCCGACTTTATCTAGTATAGAATTTAACTTGGAAGTATTGGGAATAAGATTTCCATCTTTATCAAGTTTTGGCGAACCCGACTTGTCGACCTGTATAAGACCCAGCACCAGACAAACCTCTTTCTTGTTCATCCCTTCGCATATACATTTAATCACGTCGTTCACCAGCGGGTCGGCGTTGCTGTATAAATCGAAAAAACACCCGTCCACAGGTGGCTGGATGTTTTTATCTGGGTCATCGAGAGAATCCGTCAATGCGGCATTCTTCGCATACTTCTTGTCTGAATACGTGCCGAAAAGAGCCGCCCAGATGTAGCTAGCCGCATACGTGCTGAACTTTGCTCCAAATTCGGGTGAGTAAAAGCGGGCTGCATTGATTAAGCCGAGCATTCCCTCCTGAATTAAATCTTCGTCATATATTCCTCTTTTATGTACCTGGGCGTAAACAAGCCCGACATTGTCCTCAACCAATTTTCTTTGAGCATCGTTGAGAGATGCGTTACCAATATTCGCCATGTACATAGCATAGCACAAACGAAAAAATTTGGCAAGCGTTTAAGAGGGGATATTTTACAAAAGATTATTTTATTTCAGCAATCTACGAAACAGTCCTTGAAAACCTTTTTCAGTTCGTGGTACAGACATTCATAGGTGAAATTTTGGTTGGTGAACGCGCCAGTGTTCAGTGCATTTATAGACCAGTCCGAAAGCGGCGTTTTCCACTCTTTCTTGAACCCGCACTCTTCGAGCAGTTTTTGAGTAGAGAGCCTCGGCATCGGTTCTGGCTTGTCCCAGTAGTTTCCTACGGTATCCGCGTCGATGATAAACTGCTCTGCGTCATCCATCATCTTCTTGACGTGCACAGGAATATCCGCCTCAGACTTTATCTCGCGTTTGAGAGCCGCCATCTCTTTGGCGATTTCCTCGTCCATTTGCCTCTTTCTCTGCGTGCACTCTTCGAGGAACGCACGAACCGCCGCCTGACGATAGAAATACTCGTCCCTGTCCTTTTCAGACTTGAACTCGTAATAATAAACAGTCACACCAGTAGGACGGAACTCCGTCAACTCGCGAATGACTTTCAGATATTTTCCTTCAACGCTCTTTAACGCCATAACCTATCTCCTACCAAAAGAATTTGACACAACCGCCCGCGCCAGACTTTCCTGATACCCAAGCGTCGCCTCCAGTAAAGATACTCCAACTCGTCTTGGTCGGTGTTCCACCACCGCCGCCCGCTCCGTACGCTGTGCTTCCCGCTGCCGAGTTTCCTGCACCGCCAACACCAAACATCGAGCCAGCACCACCGCCGCCACCTGCACCAGTGTACCCCGTCGTTCCATTATTCGAGTTCGTGCCTCCAGAACCGCCGCTCTTTCCGACAATCGTATTTCCAGAGTTTGCATTGTTGATGTATATAGAGGTTCCTGTCTTGCTTCCACCAGAACTCGATGCATACTTTCCAGAAACCGATGCCGTATGCGCTCCGTAATTGTAACCGCCCTTTCCTCCGACCGCACCCGAAATAGTAGATGCCATGCTACCAGTAGGGGTTGTGAATGAAACATTCTTCCACTCGGGTCTCGAGGTTAACGAGTAAACCGTCACACCGCCGCCCGAACCACCATTTCCCTGATTATGGCGACCGTCCCACGGGTATGGTGTTCCAGACACGCTGCCTCCCGAACCACCCGCGCTCGCTGTTGCGAATAGAACGTTGCTCTTATCGCGCAGAGAAGTACCAGAACTTGTAACCTGGAAGTATCCAACTAAGGTTGGGGTGGTTGCGTCATGCGGCATCCTCAACTGAAAGAATGCAGTGCCGCCAGAGCCTCCGCCATTGCCACCTACGTGCTGCCAAACCGGAATGCCAACGACATATCCGTGGCCGCGAGCCAGACCGCTCGAACCAGAACCCCCAGCCCCTTGAATTGCAATGAGGATTACGGGCGGGCAATCAGAGCTCACTCGATACCCAGAACTCGTCCCGCCGATGTACAACTCCCCTCGTCCGTTGTATCCGTTTCCCTTGTAATAAATCGCCGTCACGCTCGAATCCGTTCTGGTAACTTTGTCAGATGCGCCCGACATTATAAAACGGTTCACGCCAGCGAACACGCTCGCCCTGAGAATATCGGAATCGCCCGCTTGATAACCGCCGACATCCATATCACTAAAGGGCATGAAATTGGCGTTCTTTGGCACAAAGCGCATAGCCGTGCCACCAGTCTTGAAGTGGCTGTTCATGACGGACGTGGAAAAGTTTCCGTACGTTGTAGCCGTACCGAAACCATACACTATATTCGCCAGATTTGAGCCATTCGACTTATACGCCATTATTTTGCCTCCGCCACTTTCTCCAAAGCCTCAACGCGCTCCGTGAGTTTCTTGATGGTTTCGGCTTGCTGCTGAACGTAGTCCCACAGCACATAAACCATCTTGTCTCCGTGCACTTTGAGCATTCCCGTGTCGGCGTCCTCTTCCACCAGCAGGTCTCCGATGACCGTATTCGCGTCCTGGACGTCCTGCGCAATCACACCGATTAAGGTGCGCTTAGGGTCGTTCTTGTAATTGAACGTCTTTACCTTTACACCTTCAACCAGCGCACGCACCTGGTGCTTACCGACGTCCTCGATGTTTTCCTTCAAGCGGCGGTCGGACGGCACGTTGAAGTCCGTCGCATTAATTTGAGAGCCGTTCGACATATACACAGATGCGCTGTTGTAAAACGGCTTGTTGGTATTCGCCGCCGTACTCGTCGTGCCACACAAATAAAGGTTTGCCTTAGAGGTCGTCGTCTTGAGGTTTGCGGCGTTTGTCGAGTCGTCTGCGTTTGCGGCGTTCGTAACCTTTGTCGAATTGATTCCGATGACGAAACCACGATTGCCAGACGAGTTGGTCTGGCTGAGAGTGACCGTAATGCCGTTGTTGGTAGCCGACCCAGTGTTGACCAAGCCCGAACCGAGTTTTGCTTTGGTCACCGCATTCGTATTTATCTTATCCGTCGTCACCGCCAGAGCCGCAATCTTTGCGGTCGTAACCGCCAAGTCGTTGATGGTTCTGGTCGTGACCTCACTGTCCGCAAGGAAATTTGTCGAGTCAAAAATATTCGACAGCGCACCAATATGCGCCTCAAGGTTTGCCTCTCCCGTAATAAGGTCAGTGCCTATCGGAGCAGTTGCCGAACCGCCGTACGGTGTGCTTTGACCAGTACGTGTAAGGCTGTTCCTGTACGCCAGAATGTTGGCGAACAGCGATGACATCGTAGAACACTGCCTAAGAATCGTGTTGTAATCAACCGACCGCGCAATGCCTTCCACGACACCCTGAACCCTGGTAGCGTTTGTAGGCTTTAACCAGTCTTTGTCGGAAAAGTACACGCCAGCCGATGGCGCAGACACAGGGTCAGTCCACGCGACCGCTACCGCGCTGCTTCCGAACACTGGGATATTTACGTTCTCATAATATTTCATGATAGACTCCTCATAGTTAAGATAACGACTTTCTGCGCACCCACGCAATACGTTGCGCCTCTGATTTTCTCTTTCTAGTCTCCTCAGTATCAGAATGACCTTTAAGAGATTCACTCAACGCCTTCCGATGCCCAGATGACATAGGTAGCATACCAGCCACCCAACCATCTGACAATAAGGCGTCAAAATCTTCTTGCGTCACCTGCCGCTGCTCTGTTCCATTGTTGCACCAACGCCGACCACAAATTGAATCTCTTAGCCTTTTCTTTGTATCAGTGGAAACACACCGTCCGAGCAAACTTTTACTTATTTTATCGCAGGTAGATTTTAACTTTCCTACGCAATACCCCGCATCCAAATAGTCCCCAAGAACATCCCTTGCGACTCTACGCTGCTCTGTTCCATTGTTTACAAAAATTCCGCCTCGAGTAAAATCTCCTATTCTCTTCTTGTCTTCATCAGACCAAGAAAAACCAAAAGCACCCTCTCCTCCAATAGCTAGGTTATACCCCACTTCCCTGTCACGCGAGTTTAACTCTGCGATATAAAACCTTTCCTTATCATTCAACTCGTCACGAGAATCTACAAACTCCAAAACCGAAACAGAAAAAGAACCCACACCAAACTCTTTAATCGCTTTACGTATTAAAGTCCCGCTTCCAAAATAGGTGGGGTCAAACTCTCCCTTATGTTGACCTACATAAATAAGTCCATTTTTAGAGTTTTTAGTCAAGTAAACGTATCCGTACATCAATCAGAACTCCCATCTTTTGAGTAAAATGCTATGATTGACTGCCTCAATGACCCAGAATCAATCATCGTCTTGGCTTCCTCGCCACGCGCTTGCGCTTTCAAAACCCTGATAGACGGCTTCCACAACTGCTGACCCTCGCGAACCATAAACATCTGAGTCCAGCCCTGAATGCGCAAAGCCAACTTCTCAAAGTAGATGTCGACGTCCTTTTCCTCACTGCCGAAAATAATCGGGAGTGCGTTGTACAATGCTTCTTTGAGCTCGTTCTGGTGCAGTTTCAGCACCGAACTCAATAAGGGTCGAGGTACAATGTTACGCGCGGGCGAACCATTTTCCAGCACGAACAGAATGTCCGCATTGGTAAATTCCGTTCGTGCTTTCGTCTTCTTACCCTTGACAAGCTGCGACTTCGACTTTGGAACGCCGAGATAAATGCACCCCTTGAACTGCACATCCAATTTTGGTGGCTGGGTGATTTTTACGTTGATAAAACTCATTGGTTGCCTCGCCGTGTAATCGAGATAAACGCACCGTTGTCAAAGCCTCTGATGAAGTAGCCCCGACTTACAGTGCCGACAACGTCAACCGTCATGCCAGAACCTGAGCCGCCTGTGACCGCAACTCCGCTCGCCGTCGGGTCAGTTGCATACGTGTTCGATGGATTGAGCAACGACAGGAACGCACCAGCCTCTAAATCAGTGATTTGCAACTGAATGCCGCCAGCAGTCGAAAGCGTATCTCCAACCTTATATCCAGTGCCGACATTACGTATGGTAACGCTTGCAACCGAGTAAGGGTTGGTATCGATGGGAACGGTATTGACGTGGTCTGGTCCGATACGGATGCCCGCTTTTTCATCAATGTCATAGCCGAACACTTCCTGACCGAATTGCAGATAGTAAAGGCTCGCATTGACTCCCGTAACGTTCGGCACGAGGACGTCACGCACAATCTCAATCGTGAGGTTTCGGTCCATCGACAACACTGAGTACACCACCGACATCGGTGCCTTGTTCACCTTCGCAACCGAGAAGTCGATAACCACCATCGAACTCACGTCGCGCAGAGGGTCACCAGTGATGAAATCCGCCGCCTTTCCTGTAAATGAAATGTTAAAAGTCTTAGCGCGGTACGCTAAGAACAGCCGCTCATAATACGAACTCCAATCTGGCTTGCCGTCTACGAAAGGCAGTTCTACCTTGACCTTCAACTGGTTCGCCAGAGCCTGAATTACAAACGTTGGCTTATCAATCGCTAAGAACGAGTTCTTAAACAGCGACATCTCCAACGCGCCAGAGATGATGTACGCATTGACCAGCTCGAGGAACTTTGAGTATTTCGGGGTCTCCTTGATGTAAGACGGAAGTGCGTCATATGGATTATTCATACAAAATCCTCCCGTACACAGTCTCTGCGGTGAACGTGCACTTGTACACCTTGTTCACCATTGACGAGCTAAACGTCGTTATGCCAGTCACCCCGTTCGTACCTAAAATCACCTTTTGAACATTCAAGTCGGTCTCTTCTTTCGTAGCCCCAAGCGGCAAGCCGAGCAAGACATTGGGCATATACTCTCCCTTGATAATAGAGAGCCTTGCCGTCAAATTTGCTTTGATGGCGTAAACATCCTCGACCAATCTGTCGGGATAAATATCGCCGTCTTTCATTTCAAATGCTTTCACGCGCCGCCCCCTTACTCATCAGAGAACTTGACCGTCGCAGTCCCGCCGATTGCTTTCTGATAAATCAGTATTTTTGTTCCGATGGAATAAGACGGTGTGCTGGATACGAAGTCGAACAGACCCGCATCATACTGCGACAGCACGCCCTGAATTGCATTGACCGTATCCACAAGTGTAATTGGCTCGCCTGGTTGCAAGCCCGCCACATATTCCTGCAAAGCGAACGACACCCGCTCACGCACAGTGTTCCTCAACGTTCCGTCCGTGTTCGTTGGCGGCGTATACAGAGTGATTGCAAACGTCACCGTATTGTCCACCAACCGCGTGAACGGAATTTGAGCGATGATGGTCTCGACAGGAATCTCAACCATAAAATTGCCTGTCTTGTACGTCACCCCGTCAATCACCACCGTGCCATTGACCACCTGCGGCGAGGTCGAAACCGCGCAACCGAGCGACTTATAGTTGAGGATGGTCTGCGCGATGGTTATGTCACTTGCGTCAGTAGAAACCGTCGCGTCCGTTCCGTCATAGTTCTTCGCAGTAGAGCCTCCTCCTACAATGCACCAGACCGAGTGCGGGTCGATGCCGTACGGATTCTCGTCGGACACGCTCGCCGAGTTGGTAAAGTTCTCGATGATGCGAACGTAGTCCGTCAACTTCAAAAGATTAGAGCGCAAGCCATCCACAGTAGCCGCCGCATTGGAATACACCGCCGCATCATACCGCGCACGCATCTGCGCGTCCGTTTCCGTTTCGAGTACGGCGGGAGTTGCGTTGACCTTGTTGATGAACTCGAAGTGGTTTATAAACATCGGGTCAGACGGCGAAACCGCCTTCATCGGTGTCATTGCTGGGTAGTTGTTTGCATACAACAGGTCAGCGTCATAGCCGTTCAGCGGCATCAAGCCGAACTCGCATGTGCCTTGAAAGTTCTCCTCGGTGTCAAACGACCCGTCTGGCGAGAACTTGTATTCCTGAATCATAAGCTGCGTGGTGTTTACCCACGTACGCCCCTTGTTATCTTCGACAAAAATAGAGTTGCGGGATGCCAAAAACGGCTTGATGACTGTCGAGTCAACCGTGCAGGTCATTTGAACTCGCTGGTTGCGAATCGACTTACGAACGATACCGCGCTGCCCAGCCACAAAATCCAAAAAGTTCCCAGAGAGCTCCTTAGTCGAGAAAAGCTCTGAGAACGCCTGAGTAGAGCCGTTGACAGTGGACAGCCCATCAGCCAGCATTTGCAAAAATGTGTTGAACGGCGTGCCGTCATCAAGCGAGATGTCGTTGCCGTACGCTGCGCGAGCAAAAATCGCAAGCTGCTCATATATTTCCTGGCGAGATGCAATCTTTAAGCCAGTATCAGTTAATTTGATAAAATCCACTGTTCGCCTCCTACTTCTTCAGCATTCTGCCGAGTTCTTCCACCGCTGCGTCCGAAGTCTTAAACCCGCCGAACACCGTTCCAAAGTCGCCTGTTTCCGCGTCGTAGCCGCAAGAGATGGCGTAGTCTTTCATGCCCTTGCGATGAACCACCGCGTACGTGCGTCCCGCCTTATCGGAGTCCGTAACTACCATATCGTAATCGTCCGAAATAAGGTTCGCGTATGTCTCAGTAGCCGCCGAGTCTCTTTGCGGCAGTTTCCGTCCCATCCACGACAACAGGCTCGAACCAGCATGCAAGAGGTTGCCCCCTGTCACCGCAATCAATTTGAGTGCCGTCTGCAACGCCTGAGGTGTCTTCGCCGATTGCAAAAGTTTCTTCTGCTCCGCGATTGCCAGAGCCGCATTTGCCAGCGCACCGCCAATAGAGTCATTGACGTCTTTCATAGCCGAGTCAAAGTCCCCGTCGTAAACTTCGAGATAGTTCTCCCAGCTAAATTTATCTTCGGCGTCCTCAATGATTTGGTCTAGCAACGCCTTTTCAGAATCGGATAATTTCATAATTCACCTCTGAATAATATAACCTCACTTGTAGTACGCCGAACTCGTGCCAGCCATAACTGCGACATACGAGGTCTTACACGCGCCAACGTGAGAGTCAAACTGCGTGGTCATCTTCACCACTCGGTACAGCCCAGCAGGGTCATACGATGCCCCGAACTGGTTTGACGGAACGAACCCGTCCCTGTTGTCAATGATTGCCGAGTTCGGTAACCACACATATGAGTATAAGACTATCTTCGGGTTGATTAAGGTCTCAAACCTCATTCCCTCGGTGTCAATGCAAGGATACCCTATAAGACCAGAGCGAGCCACCACCTTACCGTCTTCGGTGTACTCGCCGAGAATTACCACGTCGAGGTCTGCCGAGGTCGGGCGCATAGGCACGAACACAATCCCCATCGGCGTGGTCGAAATCATATACTCAACTTTGCTCAGAATAGAGTTCACGCAATCCAGCGTCTTGCCGTAGAACGAAATCGGCGAGTCGATGTAATGCTCTTTCAAGGCTTCGGGTATTTGGTAATCCATCCCCTGCACTGTCGAGTTCTCGAACAGTCCCTCCACCACATCGTACACCGACGTCCCAGCATCGAACTGAGCAGTCGACACCGCCGACGTGAAAAAGTTCTGAATTTGATACGCGTAAATCTTCGTGATTGTCGTCATCGCGTCCTGACGAGTTGTAAACGCACGCGCAATCGTGCCGACAAAAATAACGCTGGTCTTTCCCTCGTTCTCATCCTGATAGCCGAACGAAATACGAATGAACTTCGGGTCGTCGACCAGCACGTCCTCCCCAGTGTTTTCGTCTACCATCGTCTTCTTTAACGCGAAAATAGGCGCGGCGATTGTCGCTGGGATGTTATACACTTGAATTGTTGCGCGTGGCGAACCAGACGAGGACGGCAGATACTCAATCGTGCCAGAGCATTGCAACTTAGTCTCCTGCTCGGGGTCGACTAAGAACACCGAGTCCCCGTATCTATCGAACACCTCAATCGACAAAATGCGTCCGAACATTATTCCTCATCCTCCACCCAGATTTGAAAATCCTTGATAGTCTTGGAAGTGGGGTTGAACGCATACAGCTCTGGCTTGGTCGGGCAGAACCACAATTTGAACCAGCTGAACTGTGAAAGCATATTCGTCCCAGTAGAAACCGTTATTCCAGACAGCAAAAGTTTCATACCCATCAACCGAATAAGGTTGAAGTAGTATGAATCGCTGAACGCGTTGTAACGAATTTCAAGTCGATAAGATGTTCCATTCGCACTGAAATCTACGTTGAACGCCGTATTCGTTTTTATGGTGATTATTTTCGTCATTGCTTCTCCTACAACACCAGCGGCAAGAACACCCCGAACCCAATCTCGTGTGCAGGTCCGCCAGAGGGCTGGATATCCTGTCCGATTTGGTTTCGCCTGTCAAGGTGCAGAACGACACCGACCGCCCCAGCCTTTGGCATCGACTCTCCAACGACATACATATTCTTCACCACAGGCGGCACAACGCTCACTCCGTCCACCGAGTCCGCGATAGTAAGCTGCACATCCACTTGCTTGTCGTGAACCGCCACGACAATAGCCTGAGAGCAAACTCTCAGGTCGCGGAATATTTCGCTTTTCAGGTCTCCCATGACCTGGTTCATATCTTCATTTATCATTATTCACCTCACCCGAACAGAGAACCAAAGAACCCGATGACACCGCCTATGACCGCCCCTGCCGCCGTTCCTATGCCTGGAATGACAGAGCCGATAGCCGCACCGACAGCTGCGCCCGTAGCACCTGCCATCAAAGCTGAGCCGATGTTGGCGGGGCTGTCTACCGCCGCCGCACCACCAACCGAGATAACATCGCCATACGCCGCCTGATAATACTGGTCTGGGTTCTCGATTATTCCCGTTCGTAATGTCTGAACCCGCGCCTCTCTGAAATTGAGGGTCGGGTTGAATAGAGCCAAATCCTGGTCAGCCCACGAGTACGACTGCAAAATCATATTTGGGAAGTAGTATCGTATGGACGTGACCTCAACTCTTGTCGCGTCCTTGAACCACCGCTGCAAAAGCTCGTTCACTTCCTCGGGCGAAAGCTGCTTCTCCACCCTACCGCCAGCGGCATCTGTTTCCACCGAGTAAATCAGCGATTTGGAAACTTCTGATGCCTTCAGCTGAAAGCTCACGTTATCTGGCTCGCGGTAATAGTGGTCAGAGAACGACGTGCCCTCGATAGTAGGATAGCTCGTCAACGAATTCGTTCTCGTGGTGTTGCCGAGCATCGAGCCATAAATATAATATTGCTTGTTATTTTCGGTTACGAGAATCATCCGTTATAGCCTCCCTTGTTGGAATAAGACAGCTGGCGAGCCAATTCATCATTGTTGTGGAAATCGTTGCCGTAAATATTATACGTGCTGTTGTTTGAAGTGTTTCCATTGTTGTTGGTAATGTTTGTCGGATTCGCAGAGCCGAAACCTGGAATCTTGCTTATCAGACTCATCGCCTTTTCCAGAATTGTAACGACAGTGGTCAAGAAGTCAATCAAACCGTCGAACACCGCTTGCACCAGCGGCGAACCCAAGAACTCCAACGTCGCGTCCATCAAATCCCCAATCTTTCCGATGAACTTGTCAAACGTCTTCGATTCGGAAACCAACTTCAAAATAGTAAGCTGCAAGCCCATTTGGAACTTAGCCTGCATCTCCTGATATTCGCTCATCGACTGCGTGAACCTATCCAACTTGTCGGGGTCGAGTTTGCCGATGCCCTCGTTCCAGAACTCGTTGAGCGAATTGAACACGCGCCGCTGTTCCGCAGTCATTCGTCCGATATCACTCTCGCTCATACCGAGCGCGTCCAGAGAGTTTTGGAAACCCAGAGCCTGTGTACCAGACAGCCCGTAACGTGTCATAATATCGCGCTGGCTTTGCGAGCCGAACGCGCCGAGAGGATTAAGCTGGTTGGAGTAATTCGCAATCTTGTCAATCGCCTCTCCAATCTGGTCTGCAAACGCTTTAACCGCAGTGATTGCAATGTTCACACCCGCCGCGAACTTGCCAATGCCCGCCACCGCATTAGAGCCAGCCTCTTTAAGTTTGCTGCCTGTTGATTTCATCGAGCCAGCATAGTCCGCCACCGCATCTACGACCGCTTTGGACTCCAAACCCTTTTCCTTGTTTCCGTAGGTATAATCCTTGATGATGTCTTCCGACTTCTTCTTGGTCTGTTCAAGCAACTGTTTGGTCGCGGGGTCAAGTCCGCCCTTCTTCAATTTCGCGTCTATTTCAGCGACAATCTTTTGCTGCTTGGTCAGCTCCTCATTATACTTCTTTGCGGTCGCGAGGGCATTGTCAATAAACTCGTCCGAAACTTTTCCCATTTCAACGAGTTGGTCGCTTATCGCACCTGTCACCTTATCGAGTTGTGCTTGGTCGAAGTCAAGCCCGACCTTCATTAAATACTTATCTGCCACGCCGCGCCTCCTGATTAAAATAACGGCTTAGGGATTCCCCAAGCCGTTAATAGTATCCGCTTCTTGATTCGATTTCAAAATGAGGACTTCGACTAGGTCTAAAACCTCAAGCGCATTCAATTGATATTTGATTTCGTAGTATGTCGAAAGCCCCGCCGAAACCAAAGCACTGACATAGGGGCTTACTCTTTGTGCTTTTTGGCTGCCGCTCCCTTTGCCGCTTCTGTTTGTGCCATGAGGGATTGGTAAGTCTTGGACTCGGTAAAAACTGGCAAGCAGACCGTGCTGCGAAACTTGAAAAAGATGTCGAGTAAGGTCGATGCTGGCAGGTCGGGCAACGTCACATTGCCGTCTTCGTCCATGAGCGCGAACCACTCCGAACCGTTCCTCGTCCACATAACGTTGCGCAGACAATCCAACTTGAATTGCTTGCTGTCGGTGTCCTTGCCGATGTTTCTGTCCGCCAAGTCAAGCACGTCAAGAGAGCTCATCTTCTTGAACTTGATAATGACGTTCGGCATGAAATCCTTGTATTCTACTTCCCAAAAGTTATCCATCGCCTTAGTCCCCCACTCTGAAAATCACCTTTCTGTCAATAAGACTCTGGATGGCGGGCAGTTTGAGGTCTTCAGCCGTCAGAGGACGCTCGACACCTTTCTGGAATATAATCATATTCTTGTCGTTCGCCCACGTGCCGTAAGTCTTTTGCACCTTGCCCGCGTCGTCGCGCTGGTGCGTATGCGTCAGTTCCTTGATGATGCGCATAAACTTTTCCGAGCGGTAGTTGCCTGGCTTATATCTCGAGGGCGCGGTGCTCGGAGTGGGAGTAGGGGCAACCCCTTCACCCGCCTGAGGAACCGTAGCTCCCGCCAAAGCCGTATCTGCAATCGTTTCCGTATTTTTATTTTCCATAGTTGTATTCCTCCGTCATTATGAGTATAGAAAAGTTTCAAAGAATATCAGGCTGTTCGTTACGAATTGCTTCTCCGTCTTCAATATCTTGCCCAGCGTTCAATCCGATGGCGCGAGCCGACGTCAAGCCGAGATCGGTCAATCCATTAAAGCTCTCAATCTTCATCATCCCAAAAGTGCGATGGACGAGGATGTCCCCGATTTGAAGTGTAGACGGCTTCAAGTACATCACATTGAAGTGTTGAGTAGAACGGTCACCCCCAGCAGTTGCACTACGCGAACGTTCCATCGGGGTGATTATGCACTGAAAGTCCACCCACTCCACTTTATGGTCTGGGCGTCCCTTGTCATCAAACTTGTTGATGATATTCTTTTGCCAACGTGCCCAATCAAGCACAGGCGCAACCGCTTGCATCAACGCTGCAGAGCCGCCAGTGATGACTGGATTCGTTGCCCAGTCCTGTCTCTTTCTTCTCGAATCTCTGTTAGTCCTTGCCACCGCTTACCTCCTCCACTACAATCATACCATTCGTTGCGGTAGTATACCCCGTGCCGATACCGATAGAACCCGCGCCCGCGTCTTCACCATCATCGAAATCATCAATAAGTGTGTTCCAATTGATCTCCACATCAGTGCGCTCCCACCACTCGCCATTAATCTCCTCAGGAAATGTGGTAAGACGTGGCTCTCCGTTTAGAACCGATTGCATATTCAACATCATCGTCAGAACATCTGGAATGCGGAAAAACGCCTTCACCCGAATAGCATTCTGCATCGAATTTGCGCCGTAACAAGTCACAGTCAACTTGAACGGAATGACCGTCGACACGTCATCCGACACCTCAGTAGACAGCAGGTCCAGAGGGTCGAAGTGCCACCAAAAATAGATGATGTCTGTCGTGTTCCTCGCTGCCTTTACTCCGTCCTTCATAGGGTCGTGCGCATCCATCCTATTTACCGCGAACGGATTCGTCAACTTAGTTTTCAAGTAAGCTGGTCGAATGTTCGATGGATGCACCTTAGGCAAGCATTTACACAAAATGCTCTGTATAGAATCTTCGTACCACTCTCTGCTCTTCATAATTACAATAACCATGAAAACAGCCCACCGAAGTGAGCCGCCTTCCGAAATATTTGCTCAACGTGAATATTGATTACGCGTCGGGGTTGTTCTTCTTGAGGTCGTCCGCCAGAACCGTAGTGATGTAGTCCTTCGCTCTGTCAAGGCAGGTCAACAGGGTCGGCACAATGACAAAGTCAATGAACTTGTCCCACGCGAACTGCTTGGCTGAGGTCGTAGCCTCTTCCTTTGGCTCTTCCGCCTTTTCTGGCTCGGGAATAAGGTCAGCTGGCTTCTCTTCCTCCACAGGCGCGGCGGGTGCTTCCTCTGGAACCTCGTTGCAGGTGCAGAAGTGCTCGGGTGCGCCGCACTTCTCACAGTTCCCAGTCCACTCAACAGCGGGCGGCTCGAGCGTTGGTGCGGGGTCTACCGCGACTTCCTCTTGAGCGACCGAGAGGTCAGCCTCAAGTTTCTCTTCGACCTCGGGCGGCAAATCTCCGACAATCTCCACGCCGTCGACCACAGGCTCGCCCTCGGGAACTTCGTCCACCAAGTCGATGGACTTCACGTCCTCGCCCTTGACCTGGACAACTTCCTCGACAGGCGGCGTGGGTGCGACCGTAGGCGGGGTATGATGTACGCGAGTAAAGATGCCCTGCGGTGCTTTTGGGAAAGCCTTCGGGTCAAACTCGGGTATTTTGAACTTCTCCGCGAGGGATTCCTGTGCAGGTGCAGTCTTCGCCTCTTCCACTGCGGTCGGAGTCTCCTCAACAGCCGCAACAGGGGTCTCAACTGCGGGCGCAACCTCAGGTGCTGGCTCTGCAACAGGAACCTCGGGTACAGTTTCGGTAGTATCTATGACGGCTGGCGTCTCTTCGACAGCCGCTTGTGCACTCTGCTCCTCGATTTTCTTTTCGAGATTTAAGTTATTCCGTTCGAATTTCATAATATCGCTCCTTACTTGTCAACCTTAATTAAGATAACCAATTTTCCCCTATCTTACACTAAAGCCAAAAATTACTCTTTCCTTTCACCATCGTGACAACACCGCGCACGCACCGAGCCACGCGCTCAGTCGTAATGTCGTAGTCCGTCGGCACGTTCTTAAATTCCTTGTTCGGGGAACGCCAGCGCATAATATCCAGAACGGTGGTCGTGCATTCTTGCAGTACCTGAATCTTGTTCTTTGCGAACCCGCCCTTGATGATGCTTGTCGACACCAAAATATTGTCGTCGTCAAACTCGTACATACCGAACACGAATTGAGTAAGGTTGATGATTTGCTGGTTGGTCGAGCAATCATAGATAATCGTGCCTGGCTCAATCTGCTTTAAGAAGTCCGCCAGCTCCGCCACAGAGGGAAACTTGTGCTCCTCGATTACTGTGAAAATATCCTTCGTCTGGTCGTGGCGAATTTTCAATGCATAATACATTCCGCCGCTCTCCGTCACGCCGAAGTAGTGATTCCAATACTCGGTATCGTGTGGCTTCTGGATAATGTTTTGGCTTGTGAACACGCCAGAATAAATGAACATATTCTTCTGCATGAAATGCGTGATGACCAGCTGGGTGAACGCGTCGACATCGTCGTCATTCGCCACAGTAGGGAACGACATCAAGTGCCTACACAGCTCCGACACCCGCTCAGACTCAACGAACTTTACACGACCCTGCCGCAGGTACACGACCGCCAGCTCGAGCCTCGCCATCTTCGACCTCGTTCCTGGCTGGAACGGAATCAAACCTGCGACCGTACCAGCAAGCATCTGCAACAGCGGCGAACCATTCGCCTTGTCTTCCACTACTTGGAATATACTCGTGTCGATGGCTTCAAGGTTGATTAAGAATTCTTGCTCCTTGCTTATCGACATCCGCTCCATCATCGCGTCGGTGATGTACAACGTCGAGAATTCGTCCGACCAGCCCTCAACATAACCGTGCATATCGCTGGTTTCCAAATCTTTGACGGGGCAGTCGTGTGATGCATAATGCGAAACCTTATTGACCCTCGCAAAGTCATCCTGAGTGATTGTTGCCGCCTTAATGTCTTCAAGCGATACAACGTTCAAGCCAGAAAGAGCCACGTTCTGTTGGAACTGACACTCAAAGTCAATTTCGCCCAACTTCATGCGCTCAACCGAGTAGTCTCCGAAACGCTTGCCAGCCAGCGGATCACCCTTCTTGCGAAACCAGATTTTGCCCGACAGCGGGAAAATGAATGCCTCGTCCTCAGTGGCGAGAGCCTTCAAAACTGTGTTCGAATAAAGTCTGGACAGCTCTGGGTCGGACGTAATCATATCCGATACGTCCCCTTTGCAAATCCTCTGCATGATATGGCAGGTGACTCCCGTCTTCGGGTCGTTCAAACGCGTAGACTGCGTGTACCTGATGTAATCCTTTGCAGACTGCAACACCTTACCGTCCGCACGCGCGTCCTGCACGTTGACCAAGTCATCGTTGAGGATAAAGTTAGAACCACGACCAGTAAACGACTTCATAGATGTCGAATAAGACTTGCCGAGATTTTGCATCTCCACCAGCGTCGAGCTGTCGTAACGCAAACGATACTCCTCTTCTGGGAACATCATTCTGAATTTCTCGCTATTCAGCAAAAGCCTCTTCTTGTCAATGAACTCACGCGACAGGTCTTGCGAGTGCGACACCGAAGTGGTCATAACAGGTTGGTGCATCATGCACCACACAGGTCCGCATACGTTAACGATTAAGGACTTGCCAGCACGAGGGTGAATGTTGATGTTGTGGTTTCGTACGTGCTCGCCGCGAAACATCTTATCACGCACGTCACACTTAGGCATAATGCCCGTCTTCTTGAAGTACTTTATCTTTGCCTTCTCGTATTCAGCGTCCGAGATGAATTTTGAGGTCAGTGATTCGGGCAGTTTGTTGACCGACATAAATACAAAGCATTCGCAAAGAAACTCAATATACGTCTCGTCCACAAACGGAAACGGCTCAAACGTGTCCCAAAAATATTTGACAAACTCGTACAAGTCCGACATCACCAGCTCACGCATAGCGCGAATTGGCTTATACGTAATCACTCCCAAATCAGGCAATTCTTTAACTTGTCGTTGTGATGAAACTCCCATATTCTTAGTATAGAAAAACCGAACACCTCAAAGCGCTGTGTTCGGTTTATAACGATTTAATATTTCAGTGGGGCAACCCTTCGGCTTTCGCTTTCTCACGCAACGCCCGCAACTCTCTCGCGCTCATGCCCGACAGGTCTTTGGGATACGTTGCAAAAAACTTTGCCGACTCCGCCGAGTTCGTATACGACTCACGCAAATAGGCATCATTCTTCTTTTTCTTATAATCAAGTCGCATCAAACACCACATAAAGCTGCCATACCGCGCGACATATTGTGGATTGTAAACTGGCAAGTTCTGCTCGACTAAGAGGTAGTACCCGTACACCTCATTGAAGTCATATTGGTTCATTTCACCGAGCAGACCTCAATCACCCGCATCGCGAACTCCTTGTCCTGGATTGCCGTGATTTGAAGTCTCATCGCCCGACAGATTGCCTCCGCCACCATCATCACCTCTTCGTCAGAGAGATACGGGTCGAGCGTCGAAATGATTTTATAGTCCTGTCCATCGTGGTCGATGTAGTCAATGCACAATCTCGGGTACACGATTGCCACCGATTTGACAGGTAACGTGTCTCCGATTATGTAACAGTCAAGACAGTCCCCGTCACCGTCCAATGTCGATGGAATAAAGCCGTAGTTTGCGAAAAAAGGAATGTGATGAATCTTCGTGACAGGGAAAAACTGCGGAGCGTTGTTGGTTACCTCACGCCGCACTTGCGTCCCCTTCGTCGCCTCGACAACCGCCCGAACGGTGACTCCGTTAAATTCGTTTGGAAGTGTTAAATAGTTCATCGCACGCCCCGCATTAATCGATTACTTTCGCAACACCCGACTGAACCTGATGCCAGCCGTTCTTGGAAAGCTCGCTCTTCAATGCCTCTGGGGTGGTTTCGTTCATCGCGTATTTGTTGTACCCGAACATCCCCTCGCGCATAGAAAACTTCTTTCCGATGTAGAAATAAAGGTTCGGGTCAATGTTCGACTGCATCACGTAAACTATGGTGTCCCTGCCTGGCTCTTTGGTGGCTACGATACCATCCTTTATCGCCGCACGAACTTTTGCCATCGCCTCAGCCGCGCTGTGAGCACGTGTGTCGAATTTCTTGTCTCCAACGGACACACGAAACGACCTCAGCGCACCCGCTTTGTCGGCAAAGCAGTCAGAGAATTTGTCTTTGAAATTGTCAGCATAGTCTTCGGACATATCACAGTCCGTACTCTCGAACTTGAACTCGCCCGCTTCGCTGTCAAACACCACAGAGTCGAGCAGTTTAATCTTGCCCTGATTGATGTTCGTAACGACCTCATCATACGACAGCCGACCGCAGACATTACCATCCGCGCCGAACTGAACGATGAACTCTCCGCTGTTGATGTCGGGGATAATGCTCTCCACTACGCAAGGCGTTCCGAAGTAACGGATACGCTGACCTACCCGCAGTTTGTGAGAATCGCCTAGAACCTCTACTCCGTCGCGAATAGAGTCGTTGACCTTACGGATGAACAGCAGTTTGCCGTCCGATCCATTCAAATACGAGTAGAGCAATTTCGTGCCAGAGAGCAACCGAACGATAACGTCCTTGCCGCGTGCTTCCACGCTCGCCCCTGGGTAGTACGAGCGCAACTCTCCGATGTTGTTGAAAGAGCCATTCGCCTCAAAATCTTCAAACTCAGCATCAGAGATAAACATACGTACATTCCTAACTCCGTGCTTCGATGCAAAATCCTTAGCCTCCGCCAAAGAATATCCACCGTATACAGTGAGAACGTTAACGATATGTTGCTGCGTCATAGCACCGCTTGGAATACCCTTCAAATGCTCCTTGAGAACCTTGATTGTCTTATCAAAGTCCGCTTTATCCTTGACGTCAATAGAGTCTCGGATGCGTGCAACACCCGCGCGACCCGCTTCGCAAAGTGCGATATGATTTCCACGAATATTCTTCATAATATATTGCCCGTTGACCTCCTCAATATCTGCGGTATAGCCGACAGACAAATCCCGCTTCTTCTTCGTCAGAATCTCGTCAATGACCACAGGGTCGGTTGCTACGATGTCCGCCATAAGACAGCCATCGAACTCGCCAACGCCGCGCCGAATGTTGGTCATGAAACCCTTTTGCAAATAGCTGACCGTCTCGGGAGTAACGTTCTCTTCGGGATGGTCGTCTACCAGCGGCTTGTAGTTCATCGACTTCATAGAGATCGGGTCAAACACTTCCTCTGGCGAGCGGTACACCTTCACAATCTTATCAGGCGAGCCGTCTTCGATGAGTTCACTCTCACGATAGTCATAATAACCTGTACGCGCAAGAACAACGTTCTCGCATATCAGCTGACCGTTGTTGTCGCGCCACAGATTGTTGGAAATCTGCTCGCCGTAGATAGTATCTTTTATGCTGTCAGAAAATCTCCTCATACCCACCTCTACTTATGCCTGCGTGTCCACAACAGAGATAGTAACCGTGGTGTATTTTCCATCACGCCCAAGCAAAATTGTCCTCGTCCCGTTCTCAAGCTGCAACCACAGCACGAACGAGCCAGCCGCAAGACCAACAGTGGTGGCTTCTGTCACGTCCTGTTCCGTCAGTTCCTTGCCTCCGAACGAAGTACCGATGATGGTTGATTCACCAGTAGCAATCGCGACAGCGAGCCACGCGCGAGGTCCGAGAGTAGCCTCGATCGCATCGTCCGATACGTATTTTACGAGTTTGGAAAAATCCACCTCAATTCTGTAATTGGAATCGTCAACCTTCGACATCGTCGCTGCTGCCTGATTGATAACCGCACTGTCGTGAATCTCCGCTTCCGCAGGTATTCCGCTCGCTGGAACGACCGACAGTGCAAGAGCCGTAAACACGTCAGCTGGTGCAGAGTCGACCTCAACATTGTAAGATCCGCCGAAACGTTCATAAAATAAGGCTTCCTGTCCTTTAACCAGAACAGTCATAAAGTCCTTATCCTTAACTCCCAAATCGACGTAAGAACTCTTCATGCGGGTGAGAGTGTCACCCTCGCTACGGTCCATTTTTACGATATATTCTTTCATGATTACCTTCCTTTAATTCTTAAACCGCGAAATGCCTTTTGCGATATCAGACGAAGTGGTTGGAGTTGCCGAAATGTAATTGATTTTGTCCCCGCGAGCCTCGATGACCTTACGATATTTCGCAACGGCTTCATCCTCGCTGTTGGCGTCCACGATTACCGCTACGTTATTTCCGTAAGGGAAATCATTCGTGCAAGCCGTTACGGTGTACGCCGTGTCCTTCAAAGAGGACACCCGCTTGACAGCCGCCAGACTGTCGGTCGCTTTGACGAGTAGAGTCTTTCCCGTTGCCTTGTCCACGACCTTGAACATCTTGGTGGAATCCTTTATCTTCCTGTACCCATTCTTCGCCAACATTGTCTTAAACCCAGACACAGATGCCCCGTAAACATCTCCATCGCGGCTAAACTGCCACTCCACGTTGCCGCTATTCGTAATATTCGTCACAGTCAAAGTCGCTAAGCGAGCATTCTGATACTGCTGCCCCACCTTGACATCTTCACCCGCGTCCACAATCGGAGCATAGATGGTCGCGGCGTCTCTCGCCTCGATGATTCCCTTATTCTTGTACGCTGGGTTCATCTCGAGGAACTCCTTTACCGCCGCTTCTTTGGAAACCGCCGACCACTCAGCAACCTTATACGAACCAAAAGGTCCCTTGACGTAAATTTTGAACTCCTTCTCTGTTGCATCGCCTTTATACCCGTTGGCGTACATTGCACGAGTTTGAGCCGCCGCCTCTTTCTTGGTGGCAAACTGACCGTGCGTCCCTTCTTTTCCCTTGTTGGTGTACCCAGAGCCAGACTTGACGATGTCATCTTCCATTCCGAACGAGGTCTCTGAGTCAAGCAACTTGACCTTGCCCTCCCCAATGAGTTTCTGGAACTGTGCCTCGGTGAACTGACCGTCCACTGCCGCATTGCCGAACGGAACACCGCCGCCCCAATTGTAAAAACGGTACACGCCCTCGCGCAGTCCATTCTCGTTAGACGTGATTTCAAAACCGCGATAAGAGCGACCGCCCTCCTGATAAAGACCGTAAGGGATGCCGTCCATGCTGCGACCTTCGCCGCCGACAATCTTGCCGTCCTTCACCTCAGATGTGGAATCCAAAACAGTAAGGGTCACGCTCTTGTCCGAACGCAACTCGTAACACCCCTTGGAATTATTCCAAACCCAGTCCTCATCGCTCATTGGATTATAATCCTCAAGTCCCTTGTAAAGCACTTCACTTCCGCGCTTCACGACAACGAGGTCGTCCTCATACTCCAAACGACGTCCATCAGCAACTTCGGTATCACTCATCTTTTTTGCCGTATATTTGAGTTTATAATACGTCTTATCCCCAGCAGAACGTCTATCGTTTCTTCCCTTTGCACGCTCTTTTGCTTCTTCTTCAGAAAGATTTTCTACAACAAAATAATTTGTCTTTTCTCCGATAGCTCCACCAGATTTCCAAACTCCCCATTTCTCATCAGTAAAAGCGGAGTCGCGATAGTCCACGTGCTTGCCCTCTGGCGTCTTGATGACATAGTTGGCATACTCGTTGGGATTGCCGCCCCAACTCTTTATCATGGCTTTCGCCTCTTCCATCGAGCCAGCGACCGAACCCGTCTTCTCCATGCCGCGAGCCGAATTGATATAAATTTCAAATTTTGCCATTACAGTATACTCCCGTTAACCTGAATTACACGTGCGCCATGCACCGACTGAAGTGCCACATAGATATACGGAAATCTCTTTGCGCTTCGGTCAGCCGCCGAAATCGCATTGATAGGTACAAAGAACACCTTGTACCCCAGCGGCAGAATGTCGCCATTTTGAATAATGGTATACTGCTTTCCGTTGTACGAAATCTTCTTGGTCTCGCCCGTATACGTCGCATCGGTTTCCAAGAAACCGTTATCAATGTACTTGACCAGCTGAGAGCGAATGGCGTCAATCAGTTTCGACTGCCCTTCCTGCGTCAGCGGCAGTTTGCCGAATAAGAGCTCGATGTTGGCGTAGTCGAGGTCACGCTCAATGCACGCCGCACCGAAGTCGAGCGAGATGGAAATCTTATCAGGCGAGCAATAGTCCCCGCCGATGTTAAGAATTCTGTTCGCCACGTTTCCGATGAGATTGTAATACCCATTGTCCGCATCCTGCGTAAGCAGGGCGAAAGTCGTTTGGTCAATGTCCTCGAAGTGATTCTGACCAAGCGACTCGGGAGTAAAGTTGTAATCCTGAATGGCGTTTTCGGTGCTGGTATCAACCTGTGAGAAGTACGCGCCGACCAGCAGAGCCGCATCGATGAGGTCACCAGAGGAAACCAAAGTCGAGTACTTCACCACCGACAGCGTCGTGTTGAGCGAGTTCGTGGTAACGAAGTCCGTCGTGTTTGCAGTAAAGCAAGCACGCATCGTGTTGAGTGATTTGTTGTCCGTCTCGCTCCATCCGTTGCCCGAACAGAAATTTGCAATGTTGAAAATTTCCGCAGAGGAATACGCACCCGATTTCGCAGTCACGCTGTCGCTGAAAACCACAAAGAAGTAGTTGTCCACAACGCGCGTAACCGCACGCATGTCCGCCTTGAAACCGTCCAGCGAGAATACACTCGGCGCAACGATACAGAGCGACGTGCCGCCGTTCTTAAAGTATTCAACAACGGACTGACGGATTGCCGCGCTCGTTGCTTGAATCTTGTTGTCGAAATCCTCGACCGAATTTACAATGGCAAAATTGCCGCCAATTTCTGGAGTATTCACCGTAACCGATGCAAAGTACACAGTCGTCCTGAAACCAGTAAAGGTCACAGGCTGGCTGAGTACTTCTATGTTTGCGCCTACGAAATTTTTAATCGAAATGCTCATTCGTCACCCTCCTCGAACGTTACCACGCCAGCCAAGAAATTGAACGTACGGCTGCCCACAGATTCCGAAACCGTGTTGTCGGGAATCTTGTCGGGGAACACCCCACTGCCGTAACCCTGAATGTTACCAAGCAGGTCGGTGACCGTGATGGTGCTTTCAGCCAGATTTGGATTGGCTTCGCACCAATTTATAAACTTCGTCAACCTTGCGATTAACGAGCTGGACTGTGAAATCTGAATGTTGAAACTCCCAGTCCTATTCTTCGTATAGCCAGCAACGTAACCACCATCGGGTGAACCCTGCATGGTGAAAGCCGCATTACCGCGCGACATCGTAACCTGACCGACAAGATGACCATTCCCGCCGACCACGATTTGCTCGTAATTTGGATTATTGATGGTCAACGAAACCGTGGATAATGAAACTATCTTTGCCATAATTATCTCCTTGATTAAAATAACACATATTTTCTTAAGTTGTAATCAGTCCCACGAATCCTCTGTTCATGACCAGATTTACCAACCGCCGACCGTACCCAGTACCGAGCCAGTATCCAGCCCAACCGTCCTTAGCCCCCATCGGCATCGTGTAATCAATATCATAATTATACGAAACCGCGCTAATCGTTCGGTTGGACATCACGCCGCCGACCGCAGAATCCGCATCCGTTGACTGTGCAAATTCTGGAAGAGTCTGCACTATGAAGTGCGCGACCGCCAGACAGATTGCCTCGTCATAATCCGTTTGCAGGATATTTGCGTTCAGCCGCTCCTGACTCTTTTGAATTGCCTTGTCGAGTAGGGGTCGGAGTGACTTCTCTTTGAGTACCCACGCCAATTTAGGAATATAGATTTTGAAGTCCTCTTCGCTGAATTTTGGCGGTTCAGTGGGTGGCGGCAAGCCGTTCAAATTTCCGATGTAAAACATCATACCCTCCCAAGCCATACGATAAAGAATGGCGTAAGCACTATCAGTGCGTAAATCAAAAGAGCCAGCAACAGCACAAGCCACGTCTTCTTGACCACCACCCGAATCTTGTACACGAAAAACGTGATAGGAGCGACCAAGAAAAATCCGATGGTTACGATGTATAGCGTGTTGAAAAACCATGACCACGCCTTCATCAGCATCACGCTGCTCTTGTTCGTTGTTTTCTCGTCATATCCGAAGTACGAACACGCCGCCTCATTCGCTTCGAAAAACGCCTTCTTGTCCGCTTTGTCTGCTTTGCTCTTTGCAACCTTGAGGTGCGTATCAATTACAGAGTCAGCCGTCTCCAGAATCTTCTCTTTGACACCCTCGTCGGTCTGCACCTTGTGGACAATTCCTGCTTGCAATACCGTCTCAACGAGGTCAGCCGCCTTGTCCACTTCGACAGGCGGCGCGGCGGGAGTAGAGTTCTCGTCCTTCGAGAAAAAGTAGTTTGGAACCGCTGGCGTAGTTTGCGCAGTCTCCTCTTTCGGTATCAACTCATTCGGTTCACTCATTTCTTACCACCTTCGAACAGAGAATTATAGTCCGTTCGTTTTGTATTCGTTGCGATTTTACGCTCTTCGTCTCTCGCTTCGTCCTCCCCACCTTCGTCCTGCGGCTCTTCTTCCGCTGCCTTGTCCGCGCGGCGGCAGAGTTCCAAGTCTCGGTCTTCAAGGTGGAGTCCGAACCCAGTCCTCTTCGATGCTGACTGCAACTCGAGGAACGCCGACTCGTGCGTCATCACACCCGCATCCATCAGTTCGATGACTGCATCTTTGATGCTCGTCAGCTCTTCCTGCTTCGCTTTCTCCGTCCTGTCGTACAGAGGAATAAAGTCGAAGTCAAAGTCCTCCATCAGCTCCGTACCCGTAACCTTTGCGCCGAGAATGAGCAATTTGCGTACATTCTTGTAAAGCATCTCATTCTGCCGCACGCCAATAAAGTTCTCGTATATTCTCGCCTCTGGACTCTCTTCGGAATTGAAAACACCCGTCTTCAAATCGCCGAACAGGTAGAACAGCGGCATATTGAACGCACCCGCAACAATCGGTCTGTTTGCGTCGATGAGCTGCGACAGCCCCGAAAAGTTCATCTCGTGCTTTTGGTAGTCGTCTGATGCGTCCAACAGCGCAACCCCATTGGAGCTACGGAAACTGTTGATAGCCGCCATCTGACCAGACAGTACCGCGCTTGCCGCCGCATTGCCTCCCGCCAGACCAGTCATAACACTGCGAAGTCCTTGCAGTTTGATGATTTCGACTAAGGCTTTGTTCACCAGCGATGCCGAACTGTTCTTCACGTTGGAATAGTTCATAAGGTCTTGCAGAACCGCCTCAACCTCAGAAACACCCCAGCCCATCAACTGGACTTCAACTAGCCGCACGCTTCTCTTATTCACCCAGCGCAGAACGCGAGTATGGTGCACCTTTACAGACTCGCCCACTCCATCAATCTGGAAATTGTAAAACTTCGGCTCGCCGAACGCTGGGTCTTGAAAGTCATCAACCTTCTCCGTGCTTTGCTCCACTCCATACCAACGGTCAGTAGTGTAAAAGTTGACACGCGAACCCTTCTTCACTCGGTCAAGTTTCAACGGTTTTGAAAGGTCTTTCTCGCCGTCGTCAACCATCATTAAAGTGACAGCACCGCCGAACAGTCTCGCTTGCTCGGTGGCGTAAATCATTTCAGAGTTTTGGCGGGCGAACCAAGTGTATAGGTTCTTCAATTTGTTCGGGTCTTCCTGGTCTCGAATTTCGACACCACGCGCCCACATATCCTCAGCGACCTTGTCAACGCCTTTGCGTAATTCCCAGCACGAATGGTAAAGCGCGGTGAGCTCCGAACGATTGAACGTAATCATGTTCATATCGTAGTAGCCCGCCATCGTGTTCGCCGCGAACGTTCCAGTCTTTTGAATAGGGTTGCCGAAATAGCCGTCAGCCATCTGAGCTCCAGCTACCACACCCTTTGCAACTGCGTCGTTGAGAGCCACCTCCATATCATGACCAGCCTGTTGCTGGGAATTCTTAGAGATTGTCCCGCTCACCGAGATGGACTTATCTTTTGACCGTGCAATATTCGCGTCCGCTACCTTGTCTTTTATATCCATTCTAAGTCCTCACTAAATAATATAACGGCTTCGGTTCCTTACTCGTACAGTTTCCGCATCTCTGCAATAAACCTCTTCTTGGTCTCCTTGAACTTCTTCAAGTCAAAGCCGCACAGACCATACATGCCATCAAACGAAAAGTTGTTCGCTACGAACAGCCGCCCGAACAGCACAAGGTCAGCGTCCTCCAATTCATCAATCATATCGTACACGTTGGAAAGGCTCTCGTTATATTCTGCTTCTGAGCCAGTGCCCAGCACCTTCTCCTCAAAGTTCGAGTAGTCCTGCTCGTCCGCGTCCTCATCTTTGACCAAGTCGCCTATCAATAAAAATGATTGCTTCTCCGCCTTGATTGAATTGTTGATGCGAGTGTTCTTCACCATCAGTTGAAAGTATAAAAAGAGTTGCCCGTCAGACTCAAAGTACGGAGCAACCTCAGCCAGAACGCACCGAGAAATCAACTTGTGCGCATACAGATATATATCAGCCTCATCATCGTCCGTCCCTCTCACATAGTGGTTGGTAACCCTTACATACGGTGCCTCGAACCGCTCCCACATTTGCCGCCGCTTTATTTTTCCGTTAGGTTGAACCTCATCATAATAAGAGTTGAGAAACTCAGACACCGCCTCGGGTGTCTTTGGCAGATTATATATTTTATTTACAAATTCATTTTGAAAAACCGCCATACTATAGTATGGCGGTTAAAATCGAAAATGGAATGTTGAAAGCGGTTATTTACCCACCATCATATTAAAGAAGTCCCGCGATGAACAGGTACTCGACCCGCGCTGCCCGTCTTTCTTCACAAAGTCGTACTGGATGCGCAGATTTGGCTCTCCGTTGTACTCGCTGACAGTAGCCTCCACGCCCTTCACAGTCAGAGTATGCCCGTCCCTTGTGGTGTACGATTTTCCTGGCGAAATCGCCCAGTCGCGAACGTTGCTCGAATCCTTCACGCCACGCGCGGAAACACCCGCCGCGATAGAGTCCTTTATATCTTTTGCCTGACGAACAGCGTCGACCTCTTTGTCTGCCGTGATTAAAAGTTCAATGCCATCGTTCAAGGTAACTTTGTATTTCATAATCGATTCACTCCTACCTAAAATAACGTACTAGTTTCGTCCTCGGATAAAAATCAGAGTACCACCATCACAGTACGCGTATTCGAGTTCCGCCCCACTCTTAAGTATGACAGTCATACCGTCGCTGCGTGGACGGAGCGATGCCCCCACGTAGTGACTTTTAAGCTCTCCAATGCTTCCGAAAGAGCCTTTTGCCATATAATCCGAGAAAGCCGAATCACCAATGCCGTACACAGACTTCAACATCTCCGCCGCAACCCTGCGAGCCTCGTCCTCGGTGGTGAACACCGTCTTCTCGGCGAACGGAGTAGAGCTGAACTTGATGAATCCATTCGGACTGTATCTCGTCCACCATCCCTTGTCCGATGTGATTGCCCAACCGCCGTCAACCTTGACAACGTTACCTGCGGCGGGCGCGTCCTTGATTACCTTTGGAACTTCGTCACCCCACAGCGACTTGTTGAACAGCGTGGTGACGAAAAACTCGCCAGCGGGAACCTTAGACCCGAACCGAACCTCAGTGCCGTTTTCCTTATAGGTCTCTCCGTTCGGTGCCTTGAAATAGTAGTACCCAGACGGAGCCTGGTGCATACGCCACTTTACAGCATGGCGTGCATCCTGCACAGGCTGCTCACCCTCAGTTGGAAAGTCGGAATTATCCACCGAGTCCGTGCCCACGATTTTGGCAGTAGAGTGCTTATTGAAAATCTTGCTCAAATCGCTGATGTGGTCGATTTCTGCATTGCGAAGTCGCTCCAGCTCAATGCGGTCAGACTCGTCCCAATCGCACGCCTTCAAAACTTTATCATAGCCCGAAATTGCTTCGGTTTCGTCAACAATGAGAAAATTCAAAGCGTCGCGCTTTGTCATTCCTTTCTCGATAATTTCTTCTTTATCCATCTGAGCCTCCATTTATTAAAATAACCAAGTAGCCGCTCACTTCTTGCGTCTGAGAATTGAAACCAGCTCACGAGAGGACACCAGCACCGCACCAGCGGCGAGAGCCGTGTTTAACTTGCGTTTCGTTGTCAAGTCGTAATGCGGGTGTCGATGCTCTGGCGCGTCCTGATACCATTCGCAGTGCATACCGATTGACAACGCAAAAGCGTGAAGTACTTCTTCACGCTCATCGCTTATCAAGTGAACGCCGTCGGTGTAAATCATTTGTCGAACTCTTCCATCTCCTGAAAGATTTGCTCCTGCGCTTGCGGAGTAAGGGTAAGCTCGTAGATTGCGTCTCCGTTATCCGATTTCGTTATTCCAATCAGCTTTACACCGACCATACCAACTTCACTCGTATTTGGATAATCGTTTACGCTCGCACTTTTCACAACTCCTGCCGTAGTAGTAAATCTCCTCCGCAGTCAGAACACGATAGCAGTGACAGCATCGTGGCTTCCTGCTGAACTTCGAGATGACCCACCGAAAAAACTTGCACATATTCGTTCCTCCTGCCTTCAAGTATGTATACAGTTAATCAAACGTTGGGTCTTCGATTTGTTTCTCTTGTTCGGCGGGGTCATCGAACGGCGGCAGAACATACCCGCGAGCGCGGTCACGTTGCATACACCTCAGCATAGAAGATAGAATGACTTCCTTGTCCGCCCGCAGTTCAACCTTTCTACACGACTTTATGCAATGCAGGGAACGCAACCCATCAATGAACTCCGCGCGGTATTGAACGCCTCGTGGCGTCTGTTCGGAAATCTGCTCCGCTCGGTCAATCGCCACGTACACGCCGACGTGCTTCGGAATATCGTCCTTGACTTTTTCATAGACCGACAACGGCATTACAAAATAATTCCTGTTGCCAATAACGACTTTATTGCTTAAATAAAAGTTCATAATTTCCAATCCTTATTTCTAACTTGAAAAGCGTCACCGCACTCGATTATGTCAGGATAGTTGCTTTTCGCAATCTGTATTGCGTACTTATCAATTTCATAAGCATAGTATTTGACATTCGTAAAACCCATTTTATCAAGGCAATAGCGACCGGTTCCTATCCCGTCATACATGGATAGCACTACGATTTCTTCATCGCGCGGTACGTCTTTCAACGCTCCGCTAAGAATATGAATAATTACCTCTGCCGTCCAGCCGTTACCAAGCCCTCTATATGCCTGTGAATTAGATACGGCTCTGCAATAATCGTCAGGGAGCGTTTGGAGTCTGCTACATTCGGTCACGGTCAATTTACGAATAATATAAAATCCGTCTGCAAGTTTAATCGGGTATTCCTTGCCTTTGATTGTGATTTTGCCGTTCTTAACCTCATAGACGGCGTATATTTTACCGTCAGCATAGGAACGCGCTTTTGTGGGTTTGCCGCTTTCGTCAAATTCGACGGCTTCTGCACCGTAGTAAACGGGTATCGCGTTCGGATAAGTTCCGATACGAACAGGCTCGGCAACCATAGAACCGTTTACCGTGTTTGTATCAAGCGCATTTCCTTTTCCATCTGTTCGACATTCGTATTTCGCATATCCTTTACCTTGACTGTCAACTCTACCTCTGCAACGGCAAGCAACCGGCTCGGCAACCATAGTATGACGTTTGCGTTTCAGCGTATCCTCCGGAATTGCTCCGCTATCACGGGTAGTGACGGCATACGATTTATCCGTCCACCCTGTTCCGCTTTCCAAAATATCTCGAAGCAATATTCTCCTGTCTTCAGGCTGTCCGACTTCGCCGCAGTTATGAACGTAAAACCTTTGCCTATTTTGCGCAGAAACAAGTGCGCTGTTTATCTCAATATATCGCGCGCCGCTGTCAGGCGTTAGAAGTGTACCGTCCCATACATTAAAACGCTTTTTGATTTCGTCTTTTATAGCCTGTGCCGCCGATTTGTTGTTTTCGTATAAGAAAAAATCGGGCTTAAATTTCTCTTTTGCAATTAAATAATTCTCAAACAGCTCCCAGCCAAGACCGCTTGGCTCTGTTTCTCTGTTATTTTTTGTGCTATACTCCAATAAGTGCATGGACTGCCTCCAAGTAAAATTTTCATTGCACAACAAACTCCCAATTCTCAATAAGCAAATGTTCCTCTAATTTTACGCTCTCGCTCGTGTTGAAAAACGAGTACGGGATAAGGTAGATTTGCTCAAAATGTTTTACGGCTATGAAAACGAACGGATTGCCCATTTGCGAAAACTTTCTGAACGCAAAAATCTGATTATCTTCAAGCCGCTCCTGAGACCGCTTCGAAATCTCTCTTGCCCGCATATTTGCCTCACTTGCGTTCAACATCCTTATCCCTCCTCTTTCCGTCCTCATAGACCTCTTATGCCAAGTTCCACATTTTGCACAATTTCTCGACCAGTGTTCTTGCTCCTTTTATTCAGCAATCTGTTTATACACCTTTTTTATCTCCTTTCAAATCCGCCTGACGCATTTCGGCGGCGAGTTCTTTTATAATATGTATAACATCAACGCCTTCGTAGTCGCTGGTCGGACAGATATTTGTAGTAATCAAATCTAAAAACTCATCAATAACATCGCTTGCTTTGCGGTAGCTCTGGTTGTATAATCTTGTTGCACAATTGTGGTCTCTGCATGTGTCTTTTTCGTAGCAATTGCTGCAACTTTTGTTTCCGCAAACGATGTTAAAATACATCGCTTTCGCCATTTTCTCAATCTGCTCTTGTTTGTCTTTCATTTTTGTTCTTCCTCATAAAGCATATGCGTACCGTCGGAGTTTAGCAATACAGTAAGACTGCCCGCGCTTCATAATCATTTCCCGTTTCCAATCGTGTATTTCTTATACTCGATGATTTTAAACGTCGGGATTGCCTTAGTAGAACCCCAGCACCGACACTTGAAAAACGCCTCGCTGTGGTCAAACGTCTCAATGACGTCGGCTTCGTCCAGCTCCACAGTAAGGACTAGCACCTCACCCTGCATACCGTGAACCAGAGCGAATTTGAGACAATCCTCTGGCTTCTCACACAAGTACACCAACTTCTCCATGTTGCGGAGCTCAAGCCCGTTGCAGACAATTGAGTCCAAGTTGGATAGTTCTGTCACATGATAATAAGTCTTCTTTGCGAACGCGCCGAGAACCGCGTCCCAGCGTTCGTGTTGCACAACATGCATAGCATTGCAGTATTTACACTTCATTCCCATCTTCGTCTTCTTCGCGGTATCCACATAGGGCTGTTTCGCCATTTGTTGCGCGGTGGGGCATTGACAACCTCAACACCAGCCGCCTTCCAACCGAGATACTTCTCGCACTTTGCGTGACACCCTATTGAACGCTCTTTGCAGTCCTTACAAGGACACACTCCTGGATATATCTTTGCCGTATATTACAACTGTTGCTCCCACAACTTGCCACCGTGCAGAAAATGCTCTGGTCTTAACTTGTAGCGGTCAATCACCACCACAGGCTCACGCACGATTGCAAACACCGTGTCCGTGATGATTTCCTCCGCTACAAACTCCTCAAACTGACCTGCCTTGTCAAGCACGAACACGAACCGCTGAATGTGCGGGTTGAGTAAAATGGTTCGCTCCACCCAGTCGTACGTGTACACCGAGTCTGTAAACGAGTCATTCCAACTCTCTTTTGCACCGATTGCCGCGCCCTCGTAAATCTTGTACTTAACGCCGTTTGACAGCTCGCGCTCAACTTCCCTCTTGCCAACGCCGTACGGTGAGCAAGTCAACATCCCCACCTTGTTAAAATCCACAGGTCCGAACTTGTCTTCAATCCCCTCGTTCCACGCGTCATTAAGACAGTTTTGAATGTCCACTCCTAAGAACTCGCATCCCGCTTTTACCTCTGCAAGCGTTGTCTCATTGATGTCCCCTGCGCGGTACTTCTTGCCCAGAGAGCCAGCACCCAGAGCGCGACCGAGAAAACCTTGAAACGCGTCGTAGATATATTCCTTATCGCCGAGGTATTTCTCAATGAGGTACCGTGCCAGTGCGGGTCGGAATAATGATATCTTCGCCGCCACCTTTGCCTGGTTCAGACCTAAGACTACGGTCTGCGGCGTTACGAATGCCTTCCCGTTGATAATCTTCACGCCAGAATAAAGTATCCTGTTCTTGATGATTTTGCGCAGAATCTCGTCGTCTTCCCATGCTTCGAGCAAGGACGGCGTATCACCCGAACGATACGCGTAAATGCTTTGGTGGAAGTGCCGCATAATATCGTTGCCCGTGGTCGAGGTCTTGCTCTGCAGCGAGTGCAACCCGCACAGGTTGAGCCAGCTCTCTTTGAGTTTGAGCGGGTCGAGCGTCGGATAAGGAAATCCCTCTTTGCGGCACAACGCCAACGAGTTCTCCACCACCTCGTCAACCGACACCCCAGACCGCTTGAGCAACAGATAGTTGCACAGCTCCGTTATTTGGCTCTTGCCATAAATAAGGTATTCGGCGTTCTTCGGTATGTAAGAGCGGTCACCGTCGTCTTGGCAGAGGTCGCTCTCGTCAATATCGATAAGCGTCGTAATGTTGCCGAACGCATCGAACAGCGCGAAACTGAAATTGTAGTCCGTTTCATGGTCGTCATCCTTCCATATCGGATAGTGGACTGCAAACCGAATCTTGTTCGTGTGAAAAAACGAGAACATCTTATTCTCACACGAGGGCATCTCGATTTCCGTCTTCTTCAAGTTTTCAAACGCCGTTATAGAGTAGCGGCACAGCGTAAAGCCGTCACGCCTTTCACGAACGATTCCATCTTTTGCCGCGCCACCGAACAGCGAACGCTGACCTGTAACATTAAAGCTCATAAAACACCTCGTTTAACTATACAAAAATATGGTGCTCTTTGGAAAGACGGCGCACCAGACCCGCTACACACGAAAAGTCAATTTCAAAAATCATAAGATAATGCGGATACTTGCGCAGGTATTTCAAGTGCCTCTTCTCCAACATTAAAGCCGCAAGCATGGCGTTCCACAATGGCAAACTTTCCACATAGTCCGACAGCAAGAACTCCATTTCAAAGAAGTCATCCACGTCATAATCGCCACGCAGATAATGGCATAACTTGCAACTCGTTTCCATAAAACCCATTGCAATGTCAAGCGCACCGCCGCTCGCAATCATTTTTCGGGTCACGCTGCGAGGGATGGAATAAAGACGGCTTCGCTCATTTGACCTCTCAATCAAACGGCGCAAGCCGCCAGAAACCCCGAACCATATCAGATACATGAGTAAAATCGTGGACGTTATGTTAATCAAAATCAGTGCTGTCAAAATCCTCTCCCTTCTCGTTCACATTTGGAATGCGCGACCAGTGTGTGGCGTAGCGCGGAAACGTCGTGTCAAGCGGTGTGCCACAGTAAGGTGGCTCCTCAATCGGCAAACGCCACCACAACACATCGCCATCGTCCTCAGACCACGTGTCAGCGGGGTGCAGGTTCAACAGGTCGGCGAGCATAGCACGCAAGTTCTCAATCTGCTTGTTCGCTTCCACTAAGGCGGCTGCACTCTCCTTTGTCGCAAGCTCTTTCTCCTCATTCCAAAGCAAGAGCAGAGCATCAGCGATTTGAGCTGCAAAGTCGGGTGTCGGAAAATCCGCGTATCGCGAATCACCGCTTGCGCGGAGCTGAATGCGCATTCCCATTAAAGTCTCGATGAGCGTGTTCCTATCCATTTCTCTCCCTCAATTTCGCTTCCGCGTCTGATTTCGACAGGAACACCGTCTTGCCGAGCGCGGAAAGCGCAGTCAAATATGTGCTGTTCTTTTCAAGGCGAAACCGAACTCGGTCTCCAATGACAAACTCAGCAATTTTCGTCTCCCAGAGTTTGCCCTCGCTATCAATGAACCAGACCACAGTCCCCACCGCAAGCGGCAAGTGTTCTTTCCAATTCATAATCTCATCTTTAAGGTCTAAATTATTCATTCTTCTTGCAACCCTCATTAATAAGTACAACCGCTACGAGAACTGTTTACCAAACTCCGCGATAAATTGTTCGCGCGTATACGTAATTATTGCCCCATCGACAATCTTGGTCTCGTACTTTCCTTTGCCACCCTTTATCCAGTGGCTTTGAATGTTCAGCCCGCGAGCCACTTTGATGGGAAATTGAATGTCGTCAAGCGATGCCACTGGAATTGGAACGCACCGACAATTTCCCACAAAAATCGATGGACTAAGTTGATAAATTCCAGTATAATGTTCAATGTTATGAACAAACAAAGAATCTACTCTTCTGACTTTTTTCACGACGCGCACAAAATGCACACCATCGATAGAATCCCTATTTGCAAGGTCGCTTCCATCCTTGGATGCAAGAGCGACACGCTCAAGAATGGATTTATTCGTCTCGGACTCCCATTCACGCTCAACATCCCCCCTGTGCAAAGCAAACTCCCCTCGAATGAAATTATTGATAAATTTAATAAAGGTCAGTCTGTTCTCAGTCTTTCCAAAGAATTCAACGTCGACCGTGGAGTTATTGTGAGACTGCTCAACAACGGAATCAAAGAGCGTACTGGTAGCCAAGCCAACATTATCAGACTCCAAAACACACCGCAAGACCAACTCAAACAGCTCACCAAATCTGCCAATGAGACTCTGCGCGGCAGAAAGTACACCGCTGACGAACTCCACGCCCGCGCCCTTAAAAGAGAGGTCAACGGAACTATGCACGCGCACATCGGATTCTTTGAAAACGAAGTCCGACAGGAATTTGAAAAGTTCGGATATAAAGTCACTCCGCAAAAAGCTATCTACGGATACAATGTCGACCTCTTTATCAACGATTCCGTCATTGTGGAAGTCGAACCCGTTGCTCAATTCCTTTTCAAGATGCCCAGCACACATAAAGGCAAAAAACTTAAAGAGCTGCTCAAAGGAAATTACAAGGTCATCTACATTGTTCCCATGAGCAAATCCGCGACTCCCTATAACATAGTCCCCCTCTTCCAACTCCTTGACCGAATGGAAACCGACTGGAGTCACGAATGGGTGATTAGGTGTAACAGTGACGGTAATGCCATCATCGAAAGTTAAATCAAAGACTTCCCCCTCATACTCTCTGCGATAAACCTTATTTATTCCGTAGAGAGTTTTTATTTCTGTTTCGCCACCAAAACAATTAATGAACCGACCGCAGTGGTTCTGGTAATTGTCAATCGTTGGCGGGTCATTCCAAAAGAACAGCACCCCGTCCAGAATAGAGTGGGAACTACGCACCCGCGAGTCCTCGCTTGTCGACCAGATGTAAGCGTTCAGTCCGATTTTCTGCATACGTAATTGGGTAAGCGTCGAGGTGATTTTTGCAGACTCTGTGCGGATGATTACCCGCGCTCGCTTGCCCAGTCGCTCCGTCAGTTCTTTGGCAAACTCCGTACCGCGAAACGCCGTCCCTCTCTTATACGCCCTTTCCATATCGAGCGCGATGTCCTGCGGCAGGTCTTTGATTAAGGACACGTTATGCCTGAACGCCTCCATGAACCTGTCGTAGTCCTCTTTGTTGTTCAGCAGATTTTTCGCCCGCAAATTCAAGTACTTGTTCCGTGGATTCTGAATGAACGCGCCGACAATCAACTCGAACTCCTTGCCCGACTTTGCAAAAGTCGAGTTCGACAGGTTGAGGATGGATTGCTTCAACGGCTTTATGGTAAACTCGTGCAAAATCATATCAACCTCTTCGTATGATTTTGCCTTGCGAATGCGCGACGTGAGCTGTGCCTCGACTTGCGCTTTGAACGCCGCCGTCAGCAGATTCTCCTGTGTCCAATTCGACTTCAGTTTGCGATTTATCTTTCTGCGGAGTCTTTTCGTCAATTTCATTTCAGCACCTCAATTACAAAACGCTCCGTCTCATCTCTACGATTTACCCAAGCGTCCTCTGTTATAAAATAAAGGTGCACTCCCTTTTCCGCGCACCGAGCCAACTTAATTGAGTTAAACTCATCTGAGGTCATCCCCTTCTTTTTAAGCAACACCTCATCAGAATGCCAGTAAGTCCCATTATACTCAAAAGCAACAAACTTATCTGGAATCAAAATATCCAACTCAAGCGGCGGTATAAACGTACGTGTGTTTACATCAATATCGCAACCACACACAGACCGAACAAAATCCTCAAGCTCCCTCTGCTGCGCCTGATAATTCCTGACCCAATCAACCCCCAAACGAGCCAAAGCACGACGTGCATGACCACTTCCACTAAAGCCAAAATAATCAATCAAACTATCGAAATCAACGTGCTTCCTTTCATCCACAAAACGCGCCTCGATAAACTCCCTTGTCAAGTCATCCACATTCCGCATATGAATATGCTTGTTATGCTCGACCCCATACTTATCAAGCATAGTTTTACGCTTCTTCATAAGTGCCTCCTCACTGCCACCCCCGAACGGAACACCATACCGCGCGACACATGTATCCTGAGCCTTCTTTTGAACAGCCACATTGCTAAATGGACTATTTCCACCAAACCGCTCCCTGTTTCTTTGTAAGGTTTTCTCCTTATTAGAACCCCACAACGCCACAGTAGAGCCGTACTTATCCATGCACGTTTGTTTCCTCTTCTCAATTGCTTTCTCAGTGTTTAGGGGGTTGCTATTCATGCACTGCAATTTTGCCGCACACGAACGACTACACGTGCCTTTCCAAATACTCTTCTCTTTTCCGCAAATAGGACAAGTGTCCATCGCATGAACGCACGATGGACACAAAGTAACTCTCATATTCCTAACATCAAACTCAGAGCCGCAATGCACACAAATCTTCTTCATAGTTAAAATAACAATCAGAGATGTATGTACCGTCATTATTCAGAGTTTCGCTCGAACGCTTCTTGCTCCATTACCACATACCTATCCACAATTTCAGAGTTCGAAAAAGTAGCCTTCGCATGAGGATTAAAACCCGTAACAAAAAGACCATCCAACGAGCGCACACGACTGAACGCAACGTATACTTGCCCATTCATAAACATCCTTGAGCAATCAATAAATGCCGCGTCAACCGACGTGCCCTGTGATTTATGTACGGTTATAGCATAAGCCAACCGCAACGGCAACTGGTTGATAGTTGCAAGCGTGACGTCAATTCCGCGCTCGTTTTTCTCGGTCGGATTAAAGATGGTCTCTTCTTCGACCGTGTACACGATGCCGCTGTCAAACCGCACGATGGGATTGCCGTAGGTATCGGAAAGCCCGAACCCCTCATCCTCCGTTCCAATGCCAGAGAACCCGATGACCTCCCCCAGAGAGCCGTTGAACAGATACCCTCCGTCAACGTCCTTGTTCTTACACATCATCACCCGCGCACCGACACGCAACACCAACTCCTCTGGAATTAGCGAGTCTTTCCAATACGCTCGAATAAGGTTCTCGTCTCCGTAGGAATCCGCGCGGAACTTTCGCTCCGTGGCGGGGTCAAGTTTGTTGAACTTGAACACATTGTACTGGTCAACCTCTGCGTTGGTCGAGAACAGCCGAATTGCCGTGTCATCGGCGGGAACCTCGCGCGACTTGATACGTGCAATGTCCTGCGCGTTCAACTTGTTGTACCTCAACCGAGTAAGGATACGGTAGAACTCGTCGTCCCCAGACTGACGGAAATTCGATGTCATAAGCATCGTCTTGATGTTTGCCTCTTTCCAACACTTGCAGTCCCAGCAGATTTTATCGTTGGCTGACGTGCCCTTAAACACAGGCGGCAACTGCAAAAAGTCACCGAACAGCGCGACCTGAACCCCGCCGAACGGAAGTGAGGAATCCCTCACCATCTTACAAATCTCGCTCACACACTCGAGCAGAGCGTCCGACACCATCGAAATCTCGTCGATTATGAGTAACTTTGCCGAACGGACAGCCCAACCCCGCTTACCAGCATCAACCTTATTCGCACTCTCCTTTGCGTTCGGCGCACTCGGATTGATTAGAAACTGTGAATGCAGAGTACGACCTCCGACATTGTTCGCCGCGATGCCCGTGCTTGCCGTCGTCAATACTCGACCCTTGTAGTTCGCTCGTATGAAGTCAATAAGGAAAGACTTGCCAGCACCCGCGCGTGCGGTTACAAACAAGTTCTCCCCAGCATTGAGGGCGTCCCAGCACATCTTTTGGTCAACGCTTAATATTGAAGTGTCTACAATCCTTTCGTCCATGCTACCCTATACACCTTTGTCACTCTATTTCGTCCGCCGTTTCCTCGTTCTTGCTCACGTCACTTCAAAAGCTCGCGAACACCTGCGACATGTAACCATCTCCACGTATTCCATAGCGTTGTCTTTGAACCACTGCAAAGGTTCAACCCTTATTATATCACACCCCCTTCCAGACAACGCAGTACGGATACTTTTTGCTGTCCAGCCCTCCGAGATAAACGCATGCATCATAATCCTCGTCGTTCTTGTCGCAGAGGATGCCGCCGTCTTTCTTTACGCACTCCTCCGCCTGTTCTTTCGTTTCAAATACCTGAAACCTCGTCATGATAATTCCTCCTTGGCGAACCCGCCTAATCCTTTATACAAATACGGTCATAATAAGGAAAGCGGCGAGCTCTCGCCCGCCGCCACTTCTTAAAACCACGCCGACATCACTACGCCGTCTTCCCACTCGAGTACGAGGTCTTTCCCCGTGTCTTTCTTGAGGGCTTCCAGCAGACGTCCCTGAATCTTCTCGATGGTGCTTTCGGGCTTCTTGTATTCCGCGCCGAACTCCTTTGCACCCGCGTGGCAAATTGCCATATCTTCCTCGTCCACGTTGATGTTAAACGCCTCGTTCTCGTCCCAGATTGTGATGTGCTTCTTGTCCGCCTTGAACTTGAAACGGAAACGGCTTTCCATATCGAGGATAAATCCGTCGTCCAACAGGTCAAACGTCCACGCGCTCAGCTCCTTGATTAAGGCTGTGAGGTTCGGGAACTGCACCGCCAACTCTTCGCTGATGGCGGGCTTGCGGCGGTAGCAGTGCTCGCACTCGTCGACCAAAATCAGTTTGTTCTCTTTGATGAACGGATTGGTCTTCGGCATCATTTTGCCGCACTTCTTACAGCAGGTCGTTATCTCGTAAATCGGTTCAACGATTGTCTCGACCTTAGCGAATGGACACTCACGCCCGTCCTCGGTGCACCCGCCGCACTCTTCCAGAGCGCGGCACTCGGCTTCGTTTGTGCAGATGAGTCTCTTTCCTTTTCTTTCAAGCGTCTTCATTAGTTCTTACCTCCCACAATAAGGTCATACAGTTTTGCTTTGAGTTCCACTATTTCTTTGTCTCTTTCCGCAATGATGGCGTCACGCGCCGCAACTTGCTCCGACAGCTCGGTCACATTGTGCACCTGGTTCATACAAACCTCGCGCAACTGCTCAATCTCTTTCGTAGCCGCCTCAAGCTCGGGATTCTCAATCCAGATGTTGATGGTGTCCGCGCCGAGATTGATTTCCAGCCTGTCACCCAAATCGCAAATCCAATTGTTCTCGGTCTGAGTGCTGCACGCATAGATGTCATACCCTGCGTTTTCACTTCTCTGCGCGTCCCTGTCGTAGTCCGTGGGGAAAAGCCTGTTTGCCAACGCCCACGCCGCGTCTTTGCTTACTACTGAAATTCTTTCCTTGTTCATGTTCGATTCTCCTTTGAGGTTTGGGTGTTTACCACTTCCAACCTTGTGCTTATTATAGCACATTTTAGTTAAGATTGCAAGCGTTTACGCAAAAATTATTTTATTTAAGATTATTTATTTCAAACCTCATATTCCTCGGTATGCGAGGAAAGAACCGTCACCATCGATGCGGAATAAGACGAACCCGCACTTGCTTGCGTCTTGCTCGTGTAATAAAAGGTCTCGCCGTCGTGAACCGCCGTGCAGAACCACGTCTCTTTGTTCGTGTCGGCGGGAACCTCAAACGGCGCGAAAGCGGGATTCTTCGGTGTGACCAACAGCCGACCCCGCATGCCTACGGCGGTCA